CCCCGCCTCTCGGCCGCTATTCAATCCTCCCGCCCAGAAGGTGACGACGCTGGATATACCCGGTGGGGATGGGGTGATCGACTTATCCCAGTCTCTCACCGGGTATCCGGTGTATCAGAACCGGACGGGTTCGATTGAGTTTATTGTGATGAACGACTTCAAACCCTGGCACATGGCCTATTCCGACATCATGGATTACCTGCACGGGCAAAAGTTGCGTGCGGTGCTGGAGGATGACCCGGAGTATTTCTACGAAGGGCGGTTCACCGTCAATGCCTGGAAGTCGGAAAAGGACTGGTCGCGCATCACCATTGACTATGATGTGGGGCCCTACAAGTGGTCGCTCTTGTCTTCGACGGACGACTGGCTGTGGGACCCTTTCAACTTTCAAAATGGCGTGATTCGGCCTGCCCTGTTCAAGAACATCACCGTGACTACCGCTAAGAAGACTGTCAAGCTGGCCGCGGATCTGTTTGGAAGGGCTCCGGTCTGTCCGCAGTTCTTTGTGAGCAGCTCAGACAAACGAGGTGTGCATATCCGGTTTGTCAATCCCACACTGGGGCTGGATGAAACCAAGCTGCTCACCGATGGAACCATTCAGTTCCCGGAATTCGTGTTCTTCGGCGACCAGGGGGCAACTTTGGAGCTGTGGTGCGACACCGGGACCGGGACGGTCTCCGTGGACTTCAGAGTAGGGAGGTTGTGACCGATGTATAGCATCTATGCAGACGGTGTGTGCATCTACAACGATGTGTTCTCGCTGGACGATATGAAGGTCGTGACCCCCAAGTTGACGCTGGAGGACAGCGCGGCCGGCTCCCTTGAAATGACGCTCCCCCACACCAACAAGGCCTATGACACCATCATCCGCATGGTCACGGAGATCTCCGTGAAAAAGCATGGGGAAGAAATCTGGTCTGGCCGCGTCCTCTCGGAGAGCAAGGACTTTTGGAACAACCGGGTGCTCTACTGCGAGGGGGAGCTGGCTTATTTCAATGACTCGGTGCAGCCTCCGGCGGAGTATACCGGAAAGTCTATCCGGGAGTATCTGGAGCAACTGATCTCCGTCCACAATGCCAAGATCGGCGCCAACCGGCAGTTTGCCATTGGCGCGGTGACGGTGGTGGATGAAAACTTCCCCACTTACTACACTAACTATGAGAAGACCATGGAGCTACTCAACGCCCTGGTGGAGACCTATGGCGGCCATCTCCGGGTTCGGAAGGTGGACGGGGTACGGTATTTGGATTATCTGAAGGAGTACCCCGACACTTGCAGTCAGGTTATCCAGTTTGGCTCCAATCTCATTGACTTCACCAGGAATTGGGACTCCACCGAGTATGCCACGGCCATCGTACCACTCGGCAATCGGCTGGACGAGAGCCCCATCGAGGCGCTGGACGCCTATTTGACGGTGGAGAGCGTGAATAACGGGAGCCTCTACGTTCAGTCTGACGAGGCGGTCAAAAACTACGGCTGGATCGTCAAGACGGTGACCTGGGACGATGTGAGCGACCCGGCGGCGCTGTTGGAAAAGGCCAAAGAGTATCTGGCCGATCTCCAGTTCGACAATCTGGAGCTGGAACTGAGCGCCCTGGACCTGCACTATCTGGATGTGAACACCGAGGCGGTCAAGCTGCTGGACGAGATCCGGGTCATCTCCCGCCCCCACGGTCTGGACCGCCTGTTTCCGGTGACTAAGCTGGAGATCCCGCTGGACCACCCGGAGAACACCCAATTCAAAATGGGAGACTCGGTGCAGGTCAGCCTCACCAGCGTCAGTAACCAGACCAATGCCGCGGTACTGGAGAAGATTGAAAATCTCCCCAAGGCCCACTCCATTCTCAAGGAGGCCAAGGAGAACGCCACCGAGATCATGAAGATGGCCACCACGGGTTACATCACCATCACCCAGGACGAGTATGGCTCGGAAACGCTGTATATTTCCAATGTCCGGGACTACACCAAGGCCGATAAGCTCTGGAAGTGGAACATGAACGGCCTGGGGTACTCCAATGACGGCGGAAAGACCTTCGGATTGGCCATTACCATGGACGGCTCCATCGTGGCCGACTATGTCAACACGGGCGTGCTCAGCGCCGATATCATTCGAGCGGGTGTGCTCAAGGACATCAGCGGGAACTTCTCCCTGGACATGGAAACCGGCACACTGACCATGAAGAAGGGTTCTATCGACATCGGAAACGGCAACTTCACCGTGGATGAGCAGGGAAACCTTTACGCACGGCGAGGCACCTTTGCAGGTACTCTGTCCGGCGCCAAGGGGACCTTCGGCGGTCAGCTGGTGGCGGCCACCGGGGACTTCAAGGGCGTGGTACAAGCCGAGGACTTCCTGGACCGCAATGGCAACAGCATGATGAACGGCAGCAAGTTTGCCTCTGATTATTTGGACCTCTACGGTATCACCATCACCAACCGGAGCACCGGGGAGATCACCTTCGCGGTCAGTTCCACCGGGCGCATCACCATCAATGGCCAGATCACTATGGGCGCCGGAAGCACCATCAACTGGGCCAATGTGGGCAACACCAATTTGGCTTACAACCCGGCCTATTCGATGGCAAATGACGCCTATAATCTGGCGGATGACGCCATGTGGGAGGCGGAGACGGCCTATGACCGGGCTGACCGGGCCTATAAACTGGCTAACTCGATCGAAATGCCCGGTTATATCAAGTCGACCTATATCGACTCCACCACCATTCGCTCCCCCGTTATCGAAGGCGGGCAGTTCTATGGTGAGGAGTTCAACATCATCGCTGGAAGCGATTATGGAAGTTTTAATCTATATGGCCCATATGGGGACCGTCGATTTCACATGCTGACCATCGAGTATTACGAGGGCGATGCCCCCTATATTGACATTTACAGTCCTTGTGGAGGCTATATCACCATTGGCCGGAGAAACACCGGCGGTGTTGTGTATTTCGAGGGATATGTGGATTTTAGTGGAGCGACCGTCCAAGGTCTCGATTTAGGAACAGGAGAATGACTGCCATGAAGACGAAACTGAAAAATTCCGTAGCGCTTGAGCGGCTTCATTCGCTCAAGCCTTTTTTATCCCGCCGGGACAAGATCGGCTATGTTGCGGCCCGGAACTACCGATTTCTCTCCAACTCTATCGCGGAGTTTGAGACCATCCGCTTGAGCCTTATCGAAAAGTATGGTGTGGAGGGAAAAGACGAGCGGGGTGCGCCGACCTATACCCTCAAGATGGATTCCCCCAACTTCAAGAACTTCTGCGACGAGTTGGCCCCCTTCAACGAGATGGAGCATGAGGTGGAGCTGATGACAGCGAAGTATGACGAGGTCGCGGGAAACCTATCCGGAGAGGAAATTTTGGCCATCGACTGGATGCTGGAAGATTAGGAAGGGGTGAGTTGATTTGGCCGATATCAGCAGTTTTCTAAAGAAAATTATGGAGGCAATTTATGGCGAGGAGGTGCGCGGTTCCATCCACGACGCCTTGGCCGCCATGAATCAGGAGTCCTCCAGCGCCATGGAGTTTGCGGCTACGGCCAAGGACTCTGCCGCTGCCTCTGCCGAAAAAGCCAAGACAGAAGCAGACACCGCTACCAAAAAGGCGGCCGAGGCTCTGGATTCCGCAGGCAAAGCATCTACATCGGAGACGAATGCAAAGGCATCTGAAACCAAGGCAAAGGAATACTCCGACAATGCCATCGACGCGGCTAACCGGGCCAAGGAGTCGGAGACCAATGCAGCCAACTCTGAGAAAGTCGCGCTTCAGGAGTCGCGAGAGGCCGAGGAGGCCAAGAATGCCGCGGCACAGAGCGAAGCGGAGGCAAAGGCTGCCGAGGAGCGGGCCAAGACTATTAAAGGTCAGGTCGAGACTTTGGGCGCTCAGGCGACCAAGGATGCTCAAACGGCCCAGGACGCCAAGAAAGCCGCGGAAACCGCCCGGGACGCCGCCAAGCTCAGCGAGACCAATGCCAAGGCTTCGGAGACCTCTGCGCTGGAGTCCAAGACTGCCGCAGAGACGGCGAAGGACGAGGCTCTGGCCGCCAAGGAGAGCGCCGAAGAGGACGCCCTTACTGTCGCCCAGGACAAGGAGGACGCCGAAAAAGCCAAGGAGGCCGCAGAACTGGCCAAGACCGATGCGGAAGAGAGTGCCGGTAATGCCGCCGACAGCGCCGCCAAAGCGGAGCAGTACAGTGGGAAACCGCCCATGCCTCAAAATGGAACCTGGTGGATCTGGAATGCCGATACCGGCGAATATTACGACACCCATATCAGCTGCGAGCTGCCCGGTCCCATCGGTATTGGCATCGACGATATTCAGTTGACCAGCGGCGACCACTCTCCCGGCACCACGGATATTTACACCGTTCTGCTGACGGATGGCTCCTCCTATACCATCTCGGTTTACAACGGCCTGAATGGTACGGGCGCCGGAGATGTGCTGGGGATTTCCTTTGACCTGGTCATTCCGGCATCCGGATGGAAGGACGGTTCCATCACCATTGCGGACAGCCGTCTGCTGGCTCTGGCAACACACAAATATTTTCTCAGCGCAGATGAAGCCTGTAAGGAGGAGTTCGTCGACTGCAATGTACAGCCGAAGGACATCACCACGACGGGCTTCATTACTTTTACCAATGATAGCGACCCGACCATGGATCTGACGGTCAATCTCATTCGATTTGAGCTGTCCGGTAACGGGGCTATTCAGTGAGGAGGTGTAACCCGTGGAAATCGCAGTGAAAGCAACCTATGCCCACATGCTGAAAGATGACAGTCTGGTAGAGAACTCCGAAAAAATCTACATTGTGGAGTTCCGCTTTGACGAGAGCTGGGACGGCTACACAAAGTCGGCCATTTTCGACGCCGGCGGCGTGCGGCAGCCTCCTGTGGAGCTTACGGATGACCGGTGTATCATCCCGGCCGAATGCCTGAAGAAAGGCGGCGTCAATCTCAAGATCGGCGTCACCGGGGTCAAGGGCGAGGAGCAAAAGGACACTATCTGGTGCCTGACCAGCCGGATCATGTATGGGGTTGACCCCAAGCAGCTGATCCCGCCCTCTTATATCGGCGGGGACGTGACGGCGCAGATCCTGGAGATCATCAAGGAAAACACCGCCACCGATGAAGAGGTCCAGGAGGCGCTTAACGACGCGTTCCAGTCTGAGTGGACGCCTCCCGACGATCCCGAAGAAGATCCGGAGAGCCCGGACAATACCGCCACCGACGAAGAGGTGGAGGAAATTCTCGATGCTGTTTTCGGCGAAGAGCCGTAAACAAATATTTTTAAGGGGGACATGTATATGTCTAAGCACACCACTCTTGACCAGCTGAAAATGCTGGCCCAGCGCACCAAGACCGAGATCGACGCCGTCGAGTCCAAGTCTCTGGTGGGCATTAAGGTCAACGGCACTGCCCTGGCCATCGCCGACAAGATGGTTGACATCCTGATCGGCACCGGCGCCACCAACGGCACCCTGTCTGTCAACGGCGCTAACGTGGCGGTGAAGGGTCTGGCTGCCCTGGCCTACAAGGCTCAGGTCTCTGAGTCTGACCTGGACGCCGCCCTGACGGCTGTTCTGGCCGCCAAGGCCGCCAAGGCGGATGTGGACACCCTGATCGGCACTGACACCGGTAAGAGCGTCCGCACCATCGCCAACGAGGAGCTGGCTGCCCAGCTGATCCCCGAGGGCGCGCAGGAGTCCCTGGACACTCTGACTGAGATCGCCCAGTGGATTCAGGACCACCCCGATGACGCCGCCGCCATGAACACCGCCATCGCCAAGCTCAACGGCATCGTTGCCGGCATCGGCGGTGAGGATGACGACTACGCCACCGTGATGGCCGCCATCGAGGGCAAGATCGCCGGCGCCACCAAGGTCGAGGCCTCTGAGATCAACGGCAACATCAAGATCGATGGTGAGGAGACCACTGTCTACACCCACCCCACTACTACCGCTGTTGCGGCCGGCTTTAAGAAGGTCGGCAACGACGACAAGGGCCATGTGGTGCTGGGCGCCGACGTGACCAAGCAGGACATCGTGGCTCTGGGCATCCCCGCTCAGGATACCACCTATCAGCCTGCCACCACCGAGGCGAACGGCCTGATGTCCAAGGAGGACAAGACCAAGCTGGACGGCATGGAGGTCGCGCTCGATACCGAGGTGACTGCCATGCTGAACGAGGTCTTCGGCACCACGGAGAACGGTCAGGAGACTGCCTGAGTAACCGCGAAGAGGGGGATGGGGTGATCCTGTCCCCCTCTTACTTTTCCTGAAAGGAGCTCTGACATGGCAGAGAAGAAAGTTACAACTCTTGGGCAGCTGCAAGCTTTGGCAGAAAAGGGGAAGCTCGATACCCTAAATCGTATCGACAAGCTTTTGGAGATCATCACCCCTCTGCTGGAGAGCGCACAGCATACCGGTATCACCGTTACTCTGCCGGCCGAGAACTGGAACGGCAGAGCTCAGACTGTGCAGGACGAGTCCCTCTTAGCTGACGGAAACTACTGGTATATTGTGTGCGCCGACGCGGACTGCTTTATGGCGGCGAGCGAAACCGGCGTGAAAGCCGACAATATCACCGTTGACGGTCAGGTCACGTTCCACTGTGAGGTCACTCCGGTGGAGGATCTGACCATTTATATTTTGCGACTGGAGGTTGAGCAGAGCAATGAGTAATGCTAACGTCGGCAAGGTCTTTAACATGACCGGCGGCAACGGCGGAGGCGGCTCTCTGAAGCTGGAGACCCTGACCATCACCAAACAGCCCAACAAGACGGTCTATAAGTCCGGAGAGGCCTTTGACCCCACGGGCATGATCGTTACCGCGGGCTATGGTTATGGTCTCACTTCGGATGTGACCGGATACTCCGTGTCGCCTCAGACTTTGACGGACGGGGTCACGGAGGTGACCATCACCTATACCGAGGGCCGCGTCACCAAGACGGCTATGGTCTCCGTCACGGTGGAGAAGGTGCTGGTATCCATTGCCGTCACCACCAACCCCGACAAGATGACCTATAACTATCTGGAGCAGTTTGCTCCGGCCGGGATGGTAGTCACCGCTACTTTCTCGGATGAGTCTACCCAGGTCGTGGACGGATATACCTATCCCGATACCGCGTTCTCCACGCTGGGCGAGCAGGCGGTGGAAATCGGCTATGCCTATGAGGGCGTGACCAAGACCACCAGCCTGAATGTGATGGTCAACCCTGTTCAGGTGGCTGTTCCCGTTCAAAATGGAGTAATCACCTATGACGGGACAAACAAGACGCCTGCCTGGACCGGGTACGACTCGGTGAAAATGTCCATCAGCGGGGAAACCAACGGCATCAACGCGGGCAGCTACACCGCCTATTTCACACTGGTATATGGCTATGAGTTCCCCAATGGTACGGACGAAGCCGACGCCGAGTGGTCTATCGGCAGAGCGACCATCGCCTCTCTTCCCACCCAGAGCAATGTGCTGGCGGCCAACGGCACGCCGCAGACGCCCATCTGGGATGGCTATGATGTGGAGAAGATGACCATTGGGGGCGACCGGGTCGGAACCGACGCGGGCAATTACACCGCCACCTTTACCCCCAAGTCCAACTACCAGTGGTGGGACGGGACAACGGAGGCCAAGGAGGTCCAGTGGACGATCACCAGCGTCATCGTGCCCATCCCGACACAGAAGGGCTCCCTCACCTACAATGGGGCGGCCCAGACGCCGGAATGGGACAACTTTGACCAGGAGAACTCCTCGGTATCGGTGACGGCTCAGACCAATGCGGGAACCCACACCGCCACCTTTACCCTGCTGAACGGCATGTGGTCGGACGGCACCACGGGTAAGAAGACGGTGAACTGGACCATCGGCCGGGCGTCTATCCCCGCTGTCCCCGCCCAGAGCGGCTCGCTGAAGTATGACGGCAATCCCAAGACCCCGTCCTGGGACACCAATTACGACAGCAACAAGATGACCGTGTCGGTGGAGGCGAAGGTCAACGCCGGCACCGGCTACACCGCCTCCTTCACCCCGACGGCCAACTACCAGTGGTGGGACGGCTCCATCGAGGCCAAGACTGCGACCTGGGCCATCGGCAAGGGTGACCAGGTGGTATCCGTGAGTCCGGCAAGCGTGACGCTGAACACCAGCGCCCGGAGCGCCAAATTCACAGTGACCCGAAATGGCAACGGTGTCATTACCGCTACCTCCAACAACACCGGCGTGGCTACCGTCGGCAACATCAACCAGACCACCGGCGAGGTAACGGTGAACAGCGTGAACGACACTACGGGCACGGCTGTCATCACGGTCAAGGTGGCCGAGGGCACCAACTATCTGGCCGGCGCCGACAAGTCTGTTCAGGTTAAAGCTCAGTTCGTGACCATCTACGGCGTGGAATGGGACTGGACTTCCGGCGGCTCTACCAAGGGTACTCGCACGGACGGCGCGGCCGGGTTTGGCGACCCCAATCCGGCGGTGAACAACGGCTCCGGCTCCTCTCCCTTCGACAATCTCTATCCCTGGAATGGGATGGTGAAGGAAACTCGTTCTGGCGGCGTGATGGTCAAGGAGCCCAAGTATTGGTACAAGTGGACCAAGACGGGCAAGAAGCTGAAGCTCCAGATCGCAGACGGCCCGGTGGAAGGGTTCCATGTGGACCCGGTGAACATGGATCGGGGCGACGGCCTGGGCGAGCTGGACTTCTCCTACATCGGCCGCTATCACTGCGGGAGCGATTACAAGTCCTCCACCAATGTGGCGCAGAAGGTGAGCATCACCCGGAGCACAGCCCGGAGCGGTATCCACAATCTGGGCTCTTACATCTGGCAGATCGACTTTGCCCAGTTCTGGTATGTGAACATGCTCTTCCTGGTGGAGTTCGCCGATTGGAACGGCGAGCGGATCGGCAGAGGCTGTTCCGCCAATGGTTCCAAGCAGAACAACGGCCGGACGGACGCCATGCAGTACCACACGGGCACCACGGCGGCCAACCGGGACAGCTATGGGTTTACCCAGTATCGAAACATCGAGGGCTGGTGGGACAATGTCTTTGACTGGCTGGATGGCTGTTATTACAACAATAACGGCCTGAACGTTATCAAGAACCCCAACCAGTTCAGCGACAGTGCCAATGGCGTACTCGTCGGTAAGCCGGTGGGTGGTTATCCGTCTGACTTCACCATCCCGACACAAGATGGTCTGGAATGGGCGCTGTATCCCTCCGAAGCCGGTGGCAGTACCACAACGTATGTCCCGGATTACTGGTATTTCGCCGGTAGTTACCCGTGCCTGTTCCATGGCGGTAGCTATAGCCAGTACCTGAGTTATGGGCCGTTCTACGTGAGCTACGACAGCACGTCGTACCTGTACTCCAACATCGGCTGTCGCCTCCAGGAACGTCCGCCGAAGGCGGCGTGACCACTCCCCTGTGGAGGAGGGGGTTTGGGGTGAGGGGCCCGCAGGCCCTTCCCCCAAGCTCCGCCTTATGAAAATTCAAAATGGAGCATTTTCGCTCTAACAAACCGCTTTTCCTTTGGTAAGGGGAAAGCGCGGGGTCAACTTTGCAGCAGACGATGTCCCGGATAACTGGAATTTCAACGGTAGTAACCCGTGCCTGCACCATGGCGGTAACTATAACCAGAACCTGAATTATGGGCCGTTCTACGTGAACTACAACAGCACGTCGAACCAGAACTCCAACATCGGCTGTCGCATCCTTGCTAAGCCATAGGCTAACCCTCCATTTGGTAGTAGGGGTTCCTCACCCTTTCTATATCGCACGGTTGACCGCACAGCACTTGCTGAAGAAAAGCCGACAGGACACAGCTTAGTACACTTCGGGCCAGGTCTCGCCTTGGAACACCCCGCGGCGCTGGAACGGTTGTGAGGCTACAAGGAGGAAAAACATCCCTGATGAAACGAGTTCGAGTTTACAAAGAGATCATATCGGACGAAAACCTTCGTCTGGCAATTCGGGAAGTGAACGCCGGCCATCGGCGAAACGGCAATCACAGCCTGAACAAAAAGGTCATTGAGATCGAAAATAATATGGATGAATATGTGGAGAAGCTCCGAGCATTCATCCAAGGTCTGGTCGACGGAGACGAGCACATGCACCCTCCCCTCAAGCGACGGCGCTGGGACCGCAACGCGGACAGCGGCAAAGGCAAATGGAGAGACATCAACGAGCCGCTTCTGTGGCCGGACCAATATGTTCACCACGCTGTTGTGCAGCCGATGATCCCGCACATTATGCGGAGCATGGACCGGTATTGCATTGCAAGCGTCCCCGGCCGAGGGAACTCCTACGGCGTCAAGGCATTGAAGAAGTGGATGAAGAACGATGTTGAGGGCACGAAGTATTGCTGCGAGTGCGACATCTACCACTGCTTTGAGGAGCTTGATCCGCCGTATGTCATCGAAGCCTTGAAGCGGGTGTTCAAGGACACCGAAACGCTCTGGCTGTGCGACGCCATTATGGAATACGGAGTCCTCATCGGCGCATTCTTCTCCGCATGGTTTCTCCATTTGACACTCCAGCCCTTAGACCTGATGATCCATCAAAAGCAGTATGGCGTATCACACTATCTGCGGCAGATGGACAACTTCACGATCTTCGGTTCCAACAAGCGAAAGCTGAGGAAGCTGCTGGAGGATATCAAGAAGTGGCTTGCCGAGATCGGAATGAAGATCAAAGGTAACTGGCAGATATTCCGCGTCGGGTTTACGCCCAAGGTCGAAAGAGCGCATCAGGCTTTGCCGAAGAAAAAGCAGCGGCACCGCCGTCCGCGCTTACCATCAGCTCTTGGATACCGATTCGGACACGGTTACACGATCTTGCGAAAGCACAATCTATTCCGGCTCAAGCAATCGCTTCATCTTTACTACTACCGGCGAGACAGGAACCGCGTCATCTCGTTCAAGAGGGCTTCGGGGCTGATCTCACGGCTCGGACAGCTTCGCAAATGCAATCATCAGCAGGTTTTGGACAGGCATTACCAGCCCAAGACGATGTTTGCACTGAAGAAAGTCGTCCGAAAGGAGTGCAGAAGACTTCAGGCATTATATCCGCCATACCAGGCGGCATAAAAAGGAGTGATTTTCATGAAAGTACAGGGAATGGTCAACCCCGGCAGCTTTACTGTGGAAGAGATCCCCGGTACCAAACGAAGTCTTGTCCGTCTCTACCAGAATGTGGAGGCGTGCAAGATCGCTAAGGATGCCGAGGACAAGGACGGCCTTGACGGGTTCCAGTATGACGAATACTGCGTCGAGGTCGAGAGTTGGCCCGGACTTGTTGCCAGCGTGCGGGAGAACTACGACGCCTACCTTGCAAAGGGTAAGGACAATGAGGTCGACCGCAGTAACGATGCGTTGTTCCGCGCTCAGAAAAACACAGACTCCATCGTCCAGGATACGGACGCGATGAGCGTGGATCACGAATACCGACTGACCCTGCTTGAGCTGGGTCTCTCGGAATAATTGCGAAAGGAGGAAAACGACTATGCTGTATCGCACTCTGAAGCGCATGATCGAGCGCGGCCAGACCAACGGCCTTGAGGAAAAGATCGACATTTTCTTCGCAGCCAGCAAGCTGACCGAAAGCGAGTATCAGGAGCTCATCGCCATGCTCAAGGCGAAATAATCGCACCGGAGGATTGAGATGTGACTATTCAAGAGATTTTAGCCGGCGGGGGCGGTCTGCTCCTGATCCTTATGACCCTGGTGCAAATCGCCCCCGTCAAAATCAACCCCTGGTCAGCACTCGCCAAAGCCATTGGCAAGGCGATCAATGCTGACATTTCAAAGCGCCTCGACGAGATCGAGAAAAAGCTGGACTCACATATCAAAACGGATGATCAAGGCAGGGCCGATGACTGGCGAGCGGCGATCCTTCGCTTTAACAATGAGCTGCTTCGTCCGATCCGTCATACGAAGGAAGAATTCGTAGAGGTACTTGGGTATATCGACAAGTACGAGCATTATTGCGAAAAGAACCCTGAGTATCCAAACAGCCGCGCGGAAATTGCCATTGAGAACATTCGAGAGGTGTATAAGGTCCGGCTGAAGAAACGAGACTTCCTTCAGGACGAGGATAAGAAGGAGGTGGCGGCGCTGTGAGCAGGTGGGGCATCGGCCTTTCCGAGAAAATGAAAGCCTGCAAAGAAGCAGAACCGTTCGCTGATATTTTGGAGGGGGATGGGGGTGTTCCTGAAAAGGACCCCCCGTCTTCTTCCAAAGCAGGGTTCAAGGTCACCACGATGAAGATTATCGTGTGGGTCTGCATTCTCAACGGACTTGCATGGGTATGGTGCAGCTATATCCTTGCACTGCTCGGACGGGAGCAGATCGCAGAGGCCTTGTCACAGGTCGCGCTCAAGGAGATCATCGGCGTGGTGCTGATCTACGGTCTCAAGGCGCTGTTTGAAAACCTGAGCAAAAACAACTCATGGCCTGACAAGGGAAACTCTACTCCGCCCGAAGACGGGGCTGGATAACAGGAGGAAAAGAATATGGAGAGTGTACTGAACTGGTCTGTCATCATCAGCATCATTGGCGTGCTGGTGGTGCTGACGAACATTGTGGTGCAGGTGCTCAAGAAAGTAACCTGGGACAAGCTGCCGACGAATGCTCTGGCGATGATCGTTTCGCTGGTGCTGACGCTCGGCGCTTTCTTTGCATATTGTTCCATCAAGGGGATCGCTGTTGTGTGGTATATGGTGTTTGCCGCGGTGGTCCTCGCGTTCATGGTGGCTTATGCGGCAATGTTCGGATTTGACAAGCTGAAAGAAGCACTTTCGCAGATCCATAAGTAGTGATTAGAGGTCGAAAAAGGTGTAGGAGAGCCGGTTATTTCTTGACTACTCCTACACCTGTGGCCTAAAAGTGGCGTGGGGACTGGATTTGATGCTTCTATTTATAGAAACATCTTTTCAGATTGCTCACCGTTAAGTGCCGTTATTTCAATGGTTTGAGCAGTAGTAAGATGTGGTTGAAAGGGTAGAAATGTAGGTAAGTCATATATTATTCCTATATTATTTCTACATCGACATTCCTACACAGAATACACCCTATTTTATTTTTTCGATTTCTTCCTTCAGCCAGTCGAATTCTCGCTGGGTATAGACCTTTTCGGTGATGTCGGATATCTTGTGACCTACCATGTATTTGATTGCATATTCGTCAATACCGGCTTTCTTTGCGGCCGTGACAAAGTGCTTCCTTCCGTCGTGAGGACGATGCTCCGGGTTAAGATTAAGCTCGTCACGGATCATCTCAAAGCCAGCCTTATAGCGTTGATAGCTCATCATCACAGTCTTGCCGCTGCGCTTGTCTTTGCAGTTGAAGAGATACGGGCTGCCGATTTCTTTGGCTTTATTGTAATGTCGCTCCACGAGGTAACGAATTTTTGAGTGGATAGGTACGACGCGGTCTTCACCAGCTTCGGTCTTGATGCCGCCTTTGAAAGTTCCATTCTCAAGGTCTACATTGGCAAGCTCAATTAGGCCGAGCTCTTGTGGACGCCATCCAGAATAACACTGAATGAGTATCACATCAACGAAATTCTTATCGTCGACATGCTCCCAGAGCTTTGATATTTCTTCGTCCGTAAAAGGTATGTGCTCTTTCTTGACTTTCTGGATCTCTTTGATCGTTTCGTCAGTCAGCTTGAATGTGCGAGAGTAGTTTCTGTCGACGATCTCATATTCCAGAGCATAGTCAAGCATCAGGTTGAACAAGGACTTGATCTTGTTCTTCATGGATGCGCTGGCGTGCTGCTCTTGCCCTCTGACAATGGCAACACCTTCTTCCATGCAGCCTTTCACATGGCGGGCACGGACATCCATTACTCGCATATCGTAGACAGCCGAGCAATACTTCCAAGCTGAAGTAACGGCTCGTGAACTGCCATCCGATTTGAGCGTCTTGAAATACTCTTCCGACCACTTGTCGTAAAGCTCTTTGACGGTGATCGCGTCGCCGAGGTCATAAGGATTCTTATTGTATTCCACGAGCGCTGCATATGCGTCATTATAAGTTGCAAAATATGAGTCAGGCTTGAGCGGTTTGCAAATTGGCTTGCCGTCCTGAGTCTTTCCAACCGTAACCATTGCCCGAAAGGGATTCCGAAGGTTGCGGTTTTTTATTTCGCTGATTTGGCCAAACCCGTTCGGGAGGCGTCTTCGTTTATTGTTTTTGGCTCTCGGTTTTCGCTTTACTGACGGTTTCATTGGATAGCCGCAATGAGGGCAAGCCGGAGCCTTGTCGCTTACCTGCAATTCGCATTCAGGGCATTTTACAAGCATGAGTTGCACCTCCATAGTTGATTTGTCCTTTGTAATCATATATTATGGTGTAGGAGTTGTCAAGATATTCCTACACTTTATTTTTTGATGGAGCGATGTATATGATTACAAATGATGTATCAACCTGCCCCAAATGCGGCGGCGATTTGAAATACTATGACCGTGTTACTCGGATTGTACGGACGAAAGGAAGAAAGACCTGGAAGATCCCAATGCGGCGGCTTCAATGCACTCGCTGCGGTTCCGTACATAGAGAGCTTCCAGAACTGATATTTCCGTACAAACAGTACGAAGCTGAAGTCATCATCGGTGTTTTGGAGGGCTTCATCACCTGCGAAACCATCGGCTTTGAGGACTATCCCTGCGAAATGACGATGGTCCGATGGCAAGCTCAGGACTGGACCACCGAGGTTGTTTTAACAAATCGCAGTTGCTAACTTAGAATAGCCGTTGAAAGGAGGTAAACGCCAATGAACGAGCAAGAGTTCCCTCAGGGGTCTGTCCCCGTGGCTGTTGCGGCCCGTGTGTATGGCAAAGATGCTTCATGGGTCCGCGCCGGCATCGTCTCAGGGTGGCTCCCGATTGGCAAAGCCACTCGCAGCGGAAAATTAGTCACCACCATCGAGGAGATGGATTCACGCTATGGCCGTATCAACTTTTACATCTCCCCAAAGCGTCTCTACGAGGAGACAGGATTTTTGTGGAAAGGAGAACGACAATAATGGCAACGGAAATCCGTCCGGAGCTGTCTGAGAAAAATCCATACTGGATCGGCAAGCACCGGTATTACGAGCTAAAGCATTTCTGCCTCCAGTATCCGATCTGGAAGAAAGCCTATAATGCTCTGCTTGGCCTGAGCAGCCGTCCGAACGACCTTGATATTTTCATCAAGAGTGGCCAAGTCAGGAGTGATCCGACTGCCAGGTGTGCGGAATCTCGCGTATCCTTTGCCAAACGGATGGAACTGGTCGAGCAAGCTGCCATTGGTACGGACGGTGACCTCTATCCTTATATTTTGCGAGGGGTCACAGAGGGTCTGTCCTACAATGCCTTGAAAATGCAGTATGCCATCCCCTGTTGCCGCGAGGTCTACTACAACTTGTATCGGCGGTTCTTCTGGCTGCTGAGTAAGGAGCGTGATTGAGATGCGGATTGTGAATGTGGCGGTCAGACAATGCTACCGCTTCAACTGCCCGAATTGCGGGAGCAAGCTGGAAGCCGACAGTGACGAGCTGGTCGATGTCGGTGGAAAGACCAGTCGGTTCTGGTGCCCTGTCTGCCGAGAGGAAAGATACATCCCATGGTCTTCTCTAAGAAAACGGACGGTTTACGAGGACAGTTCCGCAGATTAAGCAAACCCCTTTATGGAAAGGATTGAGCCGTTGTCAGCGGCTCTTTCTTTTTTATATTTTCCGGCACGCGGGTAACTGGATCAGATGCTAAATTGGTATTTGGAAAATTGCCCGGGGTAAAAATCTGAAAAATCATTTTGGAGGTATGACATGGAACTCATCATTGGCATTGTTGTCGGCATTATCATCGGGCTTGTAGTCGGAACGCTTATATTTCGGCGAAGGTACATTCCAGTCGGCGATCTTCGGATCGACCGTTCTGACCCGACGAGCGAACCATTTCTGTTTCTCGAATTAGGCACAGATGTGCGCACTATTTCTGGCATGAAAACCGTCACGCTCAGCGTTCGCAACGAGAATTTCCTCCCGCACGAATAACACCCCCTATTATGGAGCCAACTTATTGAAAGGAGAAATGCAATATGGCAGAAATCAAGAAATTACTGGATGATGCAATCGAAACCGAGATCAATAATCTCAACTCGGCATCTGACAAAGACGAGAAATCGGAGGTCATCAAGAACCTTGCAGCACTGCACAAGCTCCGTATCGAAGAGATCAAAACGGAAACTGAAATCGAGGAAAAGTCGGAGCGTCGGGCCATGGATAAAGCAGCCCATGACGAAGACGCGACACTGAAAGCATTTCAGCTTGACGAGAATACGCTCGATCGGTACGCGAAGATCGGCATTGCTGCGGCGGAACTTGTATTGCCGCTGATGTTCTACGGCGTTTGGATGAGAAGAGGACTGAGATTCGAGGAAACGGGGACATTTACATCCCAGACATTCAAGAATCTGTTCAATCGCTTCAAGCCTACTCGAAAGAGTTGAGCCAATAGCGTTGAGAGTCGTGTAAAAAACACGCTCTCTTCGCTTTTTTCGTAGATTTTGCAGGGCGCTTTATGGAAAGGAGATACCTAAGAGCTCTTTATATCTCTCGACTTAATACCGGAGGTACTGTATAATAGCAGTTACTTCCAGATTAACAGGAGGTAATGAAAGTGCGCAGAAAAGGTAAAAAGGTTGTTAAACCGGCAGGTAGTGAATTGATGGACTACCTGAATAAGGGATACGCTATCTGCAATAAGTGCGGAGCGGTGATGGATCGAAAAGAAGATCCCGAAGGCGGATGCGATATTTATGCCTGCCCGTCCTGTGGATGGGAAATTGAGGAATTGGATTATGAGTACGAGAGCTCAGACGAAATGGAACTCGGACTCGATGAAAGAGGCGACGAGTATCTGATCTTCAGGGATGACATGCCGCCCGCAGGTTGTAAAACTTGCGGTGGTCCCTACCCTTACTGCAAAGCGTCATGCAAAATGTTTGACGACTAAAGCATTATCAATGGAGGAGGGTCCTGTAACAGGGGCTTTCCTCTTTTTGTTTTGGAGATGGAGATGCGATACCACTATGAAAAGCCTACAATTTATCTTTCGATGTACGGAAAGCGTTACATTTGCGACCATCCGGTCTACGATAGCTGCACACTGTTTGAAATCGGAGATAAAGGTCTCGCTGTGATCCAACAGCGGTATGATGCCGAAACCAAGTCCACATTCTGGACAGAGGTGGATGCATGGCTGACCGATGCCCTCTATGTTCACCCGAAATTCAAGGAATTCTTTGACGAACGGGCTGGAACTTGTACGGACGGACTCTGGCCAACTGTAACGATTCGGCAAATAATGTGGGCGCTGAAAATGAAGCCTTTGCAAAAGCAGCGTTGGGAAACGGTCTTCGACCGCCGTGATATTTAGCGCCAATCCAGCAGCCCCTATTATGGATACCAATACCTATGAAAGGGGTTAGGAGTATGGATGAGATGAAGATTCAATCGAAATTCATGACAGGACTTGTATCGAGGATCGTAAAGAAGGTACTTCGGACAAAATTGGGCTGTGAAGTAGATATTCAGCTCAATGAGTTCCGGACGACAGTCATTGACGATAAGACTCATGTCCATCTGGATTTGGATGCGGACCTTACGAAAGAAGAACTTAACAAACTATTGAAGACTATTGGAATCTGAGAAATTGAGCCGTTTTTATGCGGCTCTTTTCTTTTTCCGCAGATTTTGCAACTCATATTATGGAGAAACAGTTAGCTCAGTGGTAGAGCGCTTCACAAAACCAGTGAAGAGGTGATCGGTTCGAGTCCGATACTGCTTCTTTACTTTTTATTTTGGACGAAAGGAGAAAGCATGAACATCGAGCAATTTGAACTGATCTTGTGCGACATGTACACCATGGATGCATGGTCGCCTCCGCTTCTCTGGAAGTGGAAAAAAGAGTTCAAGGAGGCAAGCACAAAACAGTGGGCGATCAGAGAGCTTGAGAACTACATTCGCAAGCGGCTCCATCATCGCTCCGATGGATCGGTCGACGAATTTATCAGATTCACAAACGAGTTCGCCATGAAGATGGCTCGCTATTCAAATCACTCAGGAGAGAACAAAGAGATGCACGAGATCTTTCAAACTGCCAGTTCGGTCGCTGCTGATATTTTAGATCTCTTAAATGCAATGAAATGAAAGGAGAATTCAGATGAAACTCGACCCTAAGATCGGGAGGAGCTTGAAGAAGGCGTCTCCCACCATTCTGACATGCATCGGAGCCGCTGGCGTTGTAGCAACCGCGGTTCTGGCTGTCAAGGCAACCCCGAAAGCGGATAGTCTTATCAAGGCTGACAGCAGGAGAAATCACGATGGCGACCCTTATGCTGCAACAAAGCTCGAAGCCGTCAAATCATGTTGGAAATGCTACATACCTGCTGCGGCCACGGGCGTCGCTACGATCATCTGCATCTTTGGGGCGAATACCCTCAATAAAAAGCAGCAGGCGTCTCTTGCCAGCGCCTATGCGCTCGTAAACAGATCCTATTCTGACTATAAGCATAAATTGAAGGAACTGTATGGCGAAGATGCTCACAAGAAGATCATGGAGTCCATCGCCGCAGAGAAAAGCAGTATGCCGCCTATTACGGCTACCGGAGGCTTCTCCAATTCATCTTTGGAGTTTGAAGATGCCAACGAGGAGCAGCGACTCTTCTACGACAGCTTCTCCAAAAGATATTTTCAGGCAACCATAAGCCAAGTCCTGCAAGCAGAATATCACATCAACAGGAATATGGTTCTCGGCGCGTTCGTAACTCTGAACGATTTCTACGACTTCCTTGGAATAAGCCATGTCGAAGGCGGAGATGTTGTCGGCTGGTTGCTGTCTGATAGCATGTACTGGATCGACTTCGATAACTCGAAGGCTATGGTTGATGATGGACTGAACGGAGAGATTCCATGTTATGTCGTCGATGCTGAGTTCAGCCCTCAACCAGAATCTGCGTGGGATTATTGATTTCCCGCAAAAACTACATCGCCTATTATGGAAAGGAGGTCATGCTTTATGAACCAGAGAAACATCTTTAAGCTGCTGTCCCTTGCGGGAGTCGTCCTTGGCGGGATCGGAACATTGTTATCCGGCTGGGCCGACAACAAGGAGCAGGAAGCAATTATCGAGGAGAAGGTCAACGAAGCACTTGCTGCCAGAAACGAAGAGGAAGAGTCCTAAACAGGGCTCTTCTCTTTTTTCGAGGTGAACTCATGACAAATGATGCGGCTGTACAAGCACTTCTCGACTATCTCAACGAATCAGATGAACCCGAAATCTATTGGCCACGCCATCACTTTGAAGAATCTTGCTTTTCGAGATGGGCGGCATGGGAGATGATCGAGGCAATTATGGATCATCCTATGGAAGATCCGGAAGATGTGATCGAGGAGTTCACCATGAAAATGGTGATTTTCTCATCTATCGCAGATGGTACGGATGAAGGACTGATATTTTCGATTGCCGCTGATTTCGCCGATGAATGCTTGACACTATTTAGAGAGGAGAACTCAAATGACAAAACAAACCATTATCAATGCGTTGAAAAACGCCCAGAAGTCAATGAAAAAGCACAGCCCTGAGATCCTCACCGGCATCGGAATTGCCGGGATGATCGCCACCACTGTATCCGCCGTTCGAGCAACGCCAAAGGCTTTGCAGCTCATCGACACCAGAGAAATCAAGGAAAACCGGCGTCTGAGCAACAAGGAGATCGTTGCCACCACATGGAAGTGCTATGTTCCGGCTGCTGTTACAGGTGTGCTGTCCACAGCCTGCCTTGTAGGCGCCAGCTCTGCAAATCTTCGCCGCAACACTGCTCTTGCAACGGCTTATTCCATCTCCGAAACGGCTCTCAAGGAGTACAAAGAGAAGGCTGTTGAGGTAGTCGGCGAGAAAAAAGAGCAGGCGATCCGTGATGCAGTTGCCAAGGAGACGCTTACGAAGCACCCTCTTGGCGAACGCGAGGTCATCATTACCGGAGGTGGTGATATTCTCTGCTTCGACCCCCTTACAAACCGATATTTCAAGTCCGATCGCGACCGCCTGATGCGTGCTATGAATGAACTGAACAAACGAATGCGCGACGAGATGCGTGTTTCGCTGAATGATTTCTACGATGAGATCGGTCTGAGCGAGGCTGAGGTCGGAGAGCATCTCGGGTGGGACATTGACAACGGAAAAGGCTACATAGACCTCGATTTCAGCACACAGTTGGCTGATGATGGAACGCCTTGCCTTGTCGTCGGTCACAACCACCCGCCTATTTACCTTTGGTAAGCGCAGATTTTGCATCTCCTATTATGGAGAACCAACAACAAAAATTACTTTTGAAAAGGAGAATTTTACTATGGAAGACAAGAGAATGAACGAGATCGAGGAAATCGAAGCTACGGAAGTCGACGAGACTCAGGACAGCTCTAATGCTGGTGCCCTGCTCGCCGGTGTCATCGGAGGTTTCATTGCTTACGCTGTGATTGGCGGGGCGAAGAAGCTGCGGGTGATCATCGAAGAGAAGGTCGCTGCGAAGAAGCTGGCGGAAGCCGCTAAGACCGACAAGGCCGAAATCGACTCGGCAGACGAGGATTCCGAGGAAAACTAAGAAAAGTAAATTGCGGAGTTCTACAAGGGAGAGTGCCAATAACAGGGCGCTTTCCCTTTTTTCTTTTTATCAAATTTTGGAGGTGCACTAATGCCTGAATATCCTGATAACTCGCATAGCGCGAGAGAAAACACAAGTCCTCCCTCCAAACGGGTGGAGAAAGTCGTCAACGGCACAGCAAAGACCCGCAAGCAGAGCGAGGTCAAGAAATTTGCCGGCATATTCATGCCCGATGAAGTTGGCGATGTTAAAACCTTTATCATCACGGATGTCGTTATCCCTGGTTTGAAGAACGCCATCGCCGATGTTGTAAGCATTGTTCTCTTTGGCGAAGCCGGCCGCATCGGCACTCGGAAGAACGCCGGATCAAAGGTATCGTATCAGCGGTATTATGACGATCCTCGCAGAGATGACCGCAGGAACTACAATCAGCGGCCAAGACCTGTCGCCGGATTTGAGTTCGACGACATCATCTTCGACAACCGTGGAGATGCAGACCTCGTCCTCGACCAGTTGGAATCCGCCATTGCCAACTATGGCATGGCCAGCGTGCTGGATCTCTATGACCTCGCCGGACTTACTTGCCAGAATTACATGGCTGATAAGTACGGCTGGACTGATATTCAGAGTGCCAGAGTCGCCAGAACGAGGGATGGCTACATCTTGCAGCTTCCCAGAGCAATCCAAATCACCTAAAAAGAGGTGCAGTCATGTACGGATATTTTGTCTCAAGCGGGTACAGAGGCTTCGTCGACGGAACATGGATGCTGTTCCCGACTGAGTCCGAGTATTACGAATACATGAAAGAGCTCGAAAACTGAGCTGAAAACTACAATTAAGAAAGGATTTATTACCATGAAAGCTAATGAAATCATGACCTCCGCAAAGCGTACCTTCTCCAAGGTCGGCTTTGGGCTCCAGAAGAAGAGCCCCGAAATTCTTGTCGGCATCGGCATCGTAGGTGCTGTTGCAAGTGCCGTTCTGGCCTGCAAGGCTACCACCAAGGCAGGTGCCATCGTTGAGGAGTCTAAGAACTCTCTCGCTGATATTCGTGAGGCCAAGGAAAACGGCGTCACCAAGGCTGGTGAGTCCTACTCCGAAGAGGATCACAAGAAAGATCTCGCCATCGCCTATGTTCAGACTGGCGTGAAGTTCGCAAAGCTGTATGCCCCTGCGGTCATGCTCGGTGCAGCTTCTATCGCCAGCATTCTCGCAAGCCACAACATCATGAAGAAGCGCAATGTCGCTCTGGCGGCTGCTTACGCTGCTGTTGATAAGTCCTTCAAGGATTATCGTGACCGCGTAATCGAGCGTTTCGGCGAGCAGGTTGAAAAGGAGCTGCGCTACAACATCAAGGCGCAGGAGATCGAAGAGACCGTCACGGACGACAAGGGCAAGGAAAAGAAGGTCAAGCAGAATGTGAATGTCGCAGACGAGAACTGGAATGGCTCTGACTACGGCCCTTACGCAAAGGTGTTTGATGATACTCACTCCGATTGGAAGCAGGACCCTGAAATGAACCTCTTCTATCTGCGTGCTCGTCAGGCTCAGGCGAATGATATGCTCAAGTCCCAGGGTCACCTCTTCCTGAACGAAGTTTACGATATGCTCGGTTTCAAGCGCACCAAAGCCGGCGCTGTTGTCGGTTGGATCTATGACGACAAGAAGCCTTACGGCGACAACTTTGTCGACTTCGGTATGACCGAGATTCGTCGTCACGATGCTGATTCGGACGAGTACAAGCGCGCATTCATTCTGGACTTCAATGTTGTCGGTGACATCACTTCCAAGATCGTCGACCACCAGAATGACTATCTCGCATGAGGACAAGCCGATGAAAAAATTGCTTATTTGCCTTCTTATCTTCGTCGGGGCTATTTTCATATCCTGCAACTTTGTGATAAATGCAACGACGACCAAAACGGTTCCGGAACAGCCTACGATTCAGACGGAACCTCTCTCTCTGATCGTCGAGGCATCTGCTCCGTCCACTGATATTTTACTGGAGGAAGAGCCCGCACCAACTCCCGAACAAGAGCCTTTGGCTACGAGGGAGGAGATCGAGCTTCTTGCTCTCTGCGCTATGGCGGAAGCCGAGGGAGAATGCGAGCAGGGCCAGCGACTGGTCATTGACAGCGTTCTCAATCGTGTAGATGATCCGCATTTCCCGGACACGATCTCTGAGGTCATCTGGCAGAAAAACCAGTATGCAGGTATGTACGGCGACCGTATCACCCGCTGCTATGTTATGGACGAGCTGGTAAAGCTCGTTGAAGAAGAACTGGAAAATCGTACTGACTACGATGTCGTGTTCTTCAATGCGGGCCATTATAGCGACTATGGAGTTCCTATGTTCCAGGTCGGAAACCATTACTTCTCAAGCTATGATTAAAAGGAGGAACAATTATGAAGAAGATCATGCTTTCCCTGCTCTCTTATACCCTGGCGACTATGTCCGGCCTCTGCCTGGTGGGCGGAGCAGCAGTCCTCAGCTACAAGGAGTGACTGACATGGAGGGAATTGCGAATTTCATTTCCATGCTCGACTATGTTCTTGACACAAAGCGTAAGCGTCACATCACCGGCGGATTGCTGTTGAGTGGCGCTTTACTCTTTGGTGGTCTGGCTATGACCGTCATGAGCATCCGAGACGATGAGGAGGACGAAGATGAGTAAAGCATCTACCGGCTTTGCCTTTGTGGCAGGCCTTACTATCGGCGCAGCAGGCGCCTGGTACTATCTGAAGGATAAGTACGCAAAACTCGCCGAGGAAGAGATTGCCTCGGTCAAAGCAGCATATGCCAAGCGCGAGAAACCGACAACGGAAGAAAAAACTGTCTCGATTGTAAATGCTGCCAAGCACATGGATAAGGGTAGCATCACCGAGTACACTCAGCGTTTGCAGAAGGCCGGTTATAAGGACTACTCCAGAACAATCGACGAGAAGCCATCAGGCACGCCCGGTGAAGTTCCGTATGTCATCTCTCCTGATGAATTCGGAGAGCTTGAAGACTATACGAAAGTCAGCCTGACCTACTTCGCTGATGGCGTCTTGGCTGATGAGTGCGGTGAAATCGTTGATGATGTGGAGGAAATCATCGGCGATGGGCTGGACCACTTCGGCGAATACGAAGATGATTCGGTGTTCGTAAGGAGTGATGCAAAGCGCTGTGACTACGAGATTCTCAAGGATCTGCGTGATTTCAGCGACTTCAAGAAGAAAAACTTTCCTCCGAATAATGACGAGGAGGTCTGACCTTGACCAAAAGCGAGCTTAATGATCCATATTTCGAGTGGATGTACCGGCTCGTGGTCGACGACCGATATTCTAATAAGTCCTATCGGAGACTGTTCCATAAGCTCCACGACACGGAGTTTGCATACACGATCCCGATGGACGGCAACCGGGCCGAGGATGGCATCGAGCTTAGGTATCGGTTCGGTCGCGAGCAAGGCTATCGTGATGCTGTAATTGCCAACTGCCTTGATATCCGGCCTTGCAGCATCCTTGAAATGATGATCGCCCTTGCCATTCGATGTGAAGAACACATCATGGAAGACCCTGATATTGGCAACCGCACCGGACAGTGGTTCTGGAGTATGCTTGTCAGTTTGGGCCTTGGTTCCATGAGCGATGTTCGGTTTGATCCTGTTCGGGTCGACGAGATTATCGACCGTTTTATGGATCATGACTACGCACCGGATGGTAAGGGCGGTCTGTTCACAATCCGTAACCCTCGGTTTGATATGCGGTCTATGGAAATCTGGTATCAGATGAATTGCTATCTTAACGAGATTATCAGAGAAGGGAGTTTAACATGAATACGATCACGCATGATATTTTCGTGACGGTCATGCCGTCTAAGAATTTCTGCAAGCAGATGCAGCGGCAGGCTCGCAGCACGAAGATGTTCAAGTTGATTGCGGTAGGGGCGATGGTTCTTGCCGCAGCAACCGAGGTGGAGCGCAGGAAGCTGGAGGAGCAGGTCTATCAGCTCTCTGTTCGAGTAAAGAAGTTGGAACACAGCGAAGGAGAGTAATCAATGTTAGACTTCTTGGTGATTGCAACGCGCAGTGGCAAGCGTGGTATCATCGAGATCTATCCCAAGTTTATCATCAAGAAAAGCAGCGACCTCATGATTAGAGGCGGCGATTTCTACGCTATCTGGATTGAGGAACGGGGATTGTGGTCGACTGATGAACAGGATGCGGTTGACCTGATCGACCGCGAACTGGACCGATACGCCGAGGAAAACTGTAAGCGTTTTGATGACAATTATCGAGTCATGCATATGTGGGACGCGGAAACCGGAATGATCGACACCTGGCACAAATACTGCCAGAAGCAGATGAAGGACCAGTTCCATATGCTCGACGAGAAACTGATATTTTCAAACAGCAAAACGGGGAAAAAAGACTATGCCAGCAAGATGCTGAATTATCCGCTTGAGCAGGGTGAGGCGAACTCTTATGACAAGCTCATGAGTGTTCTGTACTCTCCTGCCGAGCGGCACAAAATCGAATGGGCCATTGGTTCGGTCGTGTCCGGTGACTCCAAGAGGCTGCAAAAGTTCATGGTGCTTTACGGCGCCGCTGGTACCGGTAAGTCCACGGTGCTCAACATCATTCAGCAGCTCTTTGATGGTTATTACTCTGTATTCGATGCTAAGGCTCTCGGTTCTTCAAGTAATGCATTTGCGCTGGAGGCGTTCAAGACGAACCCGTTGGTTGCCATTCAACATGATGGTGACCTGTCCCGTATTGAGGATAACACGAGACTTAACAGCCTTGTTTCGCATGAGCTGATGACGGTCAACGAGAAGTTCAAATCAACTTACGCCAACCGTTTTAAGGCTTTCCTCTTTATGGGCACAAACAAACCGGTTCGTATTACGGACGCTAAATCCGGTCTTATCCGACGTTTGATTGATGTTTCCCCAACAGGAGATAAGGTCGAGCCGAACGAGTACAAGACCATCATGAAGCACATCCCGTTTGAACTTGGCCCGATTGCTTACCACTGTCAAGAGGTCTATCTGGAAGATCCCGCTTACTACGACGGTTATATTCCGATTGCTATGTTGGGGGCCTCCAATGACTTCTACAACTATATCGTTGATTCCTACCCTGTCTTCAAGCGTGAAGACGGAACGTCCCTCAAGGCTGCTTGGGAGATGTATAAGACCTATAATGAGGAAGCAAAGGTCTCGTACCCCCTCAGCCAGAGAGCATTCAAGGAAGAGTTGAAGAACTATTTCCATGACTACACAGAGCGCTTCAGTATGGAAGATGGCACTCGTGTTCGGAGCTATTACAGTGGCTTCAGAACTGAAAAATTTGAAGAGCAGACCATCATTGATAAGCCGGAGCCCACAACTCGGCTGATTCAGTTTGATGGAACAGTATCCGCATTCGACAAAGATTGTGCGGATTGTCCTGCTCAATATGCCACATCTAAAGAAACGCCCTCGCAGAAATGGGAAAAAGTCACGAAGACTCTTTCGCAGTTGGATACCTCTAAACTCCACTATGTCAAGGTGCCTGAGAACCATATCGTCATCGACTTTGATATTCCGGACGAGAACGGCAACAAGTGCTTTGACCTGAACCTGACGGAGGCGAGCAAGTGGCCTCCTACATATGCCGAGGTCAGCAAGGGTGGTCAGGGTATCCATCTACATTATATTTACACCGGCGATCCGACAAGGCTGAGCCGTATCTATGACGACCATATTGAGGTGAAGGTCTTCACTGGAAAAAGCTCGCTGCGCCGGAAACTCACTAAGTTCAACAACCTACCTATTGCAACCATAAGCTCTGGGTTACCATTGAAAGGAGAAAGCAGCATGGTAAACAACAAGGTGGTTCAGAGCGAGAAAGGGCTTAGGGTTCAAATCAAGAGAAATCTCAACAAGGAGATCCACCCTGCAACTAAGCCCAGTATCGACTTTATCCACAAGATTCTGACGGATGCGTATGAAAGCGGCATGGTTTACGATGTTACCGATATGCGCAATGCCGTCCTGGCCTTTGCCGCCAACAGCACCAATCAGGCAGAGTATTGCATCAAGCTCGTTAACAAGATGCCGTTCAAATCTGCCGATGCCGCCCCTGCGGCCAAGAACGAAACCGCTGACCTCGTCTTTTATGATGTAGAGGTGTTTCCGAACCTTTTCCTCGTGAACTGGAAGTTTGCAGGAAGCACACAACCTGTGGTTCGGATGATCAACCCGACCTATGAAGACATCGAGGGCCTGATGAAGTTCCGACTCATCGGCTTCAACTGCCGGCGGTATGATAACCACATTCTTTATGCTCGCTTGATGGGCTATACCAATGAGCAGCTTTACAACCTGTCTCAGCGGATCATCGGCAGCGAAAAGAAATCCAAGAGCAACAACTGCTTCTTTGGCGAAGCCTATAATGTCTCTTACACTGATGTTTACGACTTCTGCTCGAAAAAACAGAGCTTGAAGAAGTGGGAGATTGAACTCGGCATCCACCATCAGGAGCTTGGCCTTCCGTGGGACCAGCCTGTTCCGGAGAGCATGTGGCAGAAGGTTGCCGAGTATTGTGACAATGATGTCATTGCTACGGAGGCGGTATTCAATGCCCGTAAGGCTGACTTCATAGCTCGTGAGATCCTGGCTGATGTGGCTGGAATGACCGTCAACGATACCACGAACACTTTGACCGCCAAGATTATCTTCGGTGGAAACAAGAAGCCGCAGGATCAGTTTAATTACCGCGACATGGGTGATGCCAGCCAGATTTGCAGCATGGACGATCTGCCGTTCAAGTTTGGGCCGGAAGAATACGACAACTATACGGCGTTTGACAAGAAGGATCGTCCTATCTTCCCTGGTTACAAGTTCGACAAAGGCAAGTCCACTTATCGAGGCGAAGAAGTTGGCGAGGGCGGCTATGTCTATGCCGAGCCTGGTATGTACGGAAATATCGCTCTGCTGGATATTGCTTCTATGCATCCCTCAAGCATCATCGCAGAAGATCTCTTCGGGCCGGTCTATACGAAGCGGTTTCGTGAGATCCGTGATGCTCGTGTCGCCATCAAGCATAAGGAGTTCGACAAGACTCGCAAGATGCTGAACGGCGCTCTGGCAAAGTATCTGACGGACGAGAGTGCCGCCGATGCTCTGGCACAGGCGCTAAAAATCGCCATCAACTCCGTTTACGGTCTGACTTCGGCCAGCTTCGAGAATCCGTTCCATGACAACCGTAACAAAGATAATATCGTCGCCAAGCGCGGAGCCCTGTTTATGATCAACCTCAAGCACGAGGTTCAGAAACGGGGCTTTGTTGTTGCTCACATCAAGACGGACTCTATCAAGATTCCAGACGCTACGCCTGAGATCATTCAGTTCGTCATGGACTACGGTAAGATGTACGGTTATATTTTCGAGCACGAAGCGACTTATGATCGCATGTGCCTCGTCAACAACGCCGTTTATATTGCCAAGTACAAAGATGGTAAGCACGCCGGTGAGTGGACAGCCACGGGCACTCAGTTCCAGATCCCGTATGTCTTCAAGAAGCTCTTCTCGCATGAGGAGATCACCTTCGAGGATATGTGCGAGACGAAGTCTGTTACAGGGGCGCTCTATCTGGATATGAATGAGAGCTTGCCTGATGTGAGTGCTTTGGGGGATGAGTATGCTAAGTTGTGGAAAAAGATTTCCGATACAACGAAGCTGAATGAGCCAATGGAGGCAGAATGTGCTCGTATCGAGGAACTTACAACTGAAATCGAGAAAGGTCATGACTATGTCTTTATTGGACGAGTCGGACAGTTCTGCCCCATCAAACCCGGCTGTGGCGGCGGTCTTCTGTGTCGCGAGTCCGTTGACAAAAAGACTGGCGAAAAGAAGTACGATGCCGCCGTTGGAACGAAAGGCTATCGCTGGCTTGAGTCTGAAATGGTCAAGGAACTCGGAAAGGAAGACTGCATTGACCGGAGATACTATGATGCTCTCGTTGATGCTGCGGCTACCGATATTTCCAAGTATGGCGATTTCGAGTGGTTCGTTTCTGAAGACCCGTATGTTTCTGACACGCCGCCTTGGTTCAGCCCCGGCGAACCCCACGAAGAAGACAGTACACCGTTTGATGTGAGGTAATTCCATGGAGAAAAGCTTCACCAAAGACGGTGCTCGTTGGTTTACTTGCAGGCGATGTGGATTGAGAAACTGCGAGAATATTTATCGGTGGAAAAAGAAGCCGCAGCCTATGAAAAACATCTGCACCCTCTGCATTGAAAAAGAGGAACTGGCACACCAGGAAGCTCGGGAACGAGTTCATTACAGTCCATTCCACTATCCATTTTAACAGTTGAGAGGAGTCTTAATCATGAGTCGTAAAGCTACTGACAACATCATCATCGAAAACGCCCGCATTATCTTCCGGAACTTTTCCGGTAAGGAGGACAAGTACAACCGTGCCGGCGATCGCAATTTCTGCGTTATCATCGAGGACCACAACGATGCTCAGCGTCTGATCGAAGACGGCTGGAATATCCGCGTGATGCCTCCCCGTGAGGAAGGTGACGAGCCTCGCCACTATCTCCAGGTCGCGGTGAGCTTCAAGAACTTCCCTCCCAAGGTCGTCATGGTCACCCGCCGCAAGCAAACGCCTCTCGACGAGGAGTCCATCGGCGCGCTCGACTTTGCCGAGATCAGCAATGTGGATCTCATCATCCGCCCCTATAACTGGATCATCCAGGAGGGCACCAAGAACGAGAAGAGCGGTGTGAAGGCCTACCTCAAGACGATGTATGTCACCATCGAAGAGGATGAGTTCGCTGAGAAGTATGCTGCGAGCGAGTATCCGCAGGAGTAAAAGCATTGTAGGGGACGCTGGTTAGGAGGTGGCCGGCGTCCCTTTAACTTTTTGAAAGGAGGACCTAATGCCTTTCTGGAAACCTAAGAAAAAGAAGAAAGCGGTTCATAAGGCGAAACCGGCTAAGTCGCTCCCCAAGTATGAGCCAAAGCCGTTCATTCCGCCTGAGATACCGAAAATTGATATTTCAGCAAATCAGCAGAAAGAGCCACAAAAGCCGGCTCCGAAAAAAGCTTCCTCGTCAAGGGCTGATGACAAGAAGTATTTCATCGAGACATTCAACAAGCTCGTGTCCGAGCGAAATCGACCGTGGGACATTTGGAAGGACTTCGTTCTGATGACTGCCTGCGCATTCTCCAATGCTGTTGATAAGACACATTATGATGAGCGAGAAGACCGTTATCTGAAAACCATCGCCAAGTACCGCAAAGAAGAGCAGGCGTTATTCCCGGAGCTTCTTGCCGAAATGACGGTCGCGTTGGAGAAAAATCCGGACCAGGACTTTCTTGGTGAAGTCTATATGCGGATGAGGCTCGGAAGCGACGAACTTAAGCAGATATTTACTCCTTATAATGTTTGTCACTTCATGGCGCTTGCGACAATGGGTAATGTTGCGGAACAGGTCGAAAAAAGCGGCTTTATCACCGTTCACGATGATTGCTGCGGAGGTGGTGCGACTTTGATAGCTGCTGCCAATGTAGCACGGAACGACCTTGAAAAGGCCGGCTTTAACTTCCAGAACCATATTCTCTTCTCGGCTCAGGACATCGAGGAGACAGTCGCGCTCATGTGCTATATTCAGTTATCGCTCCTCGGCGTCGCCGGATTTGTCAAGGTCGGCAATTCTCTTACCGATCCGATCAGAAATGGTGACTCTTTGGAGAACTACTGGTTTACGCCCATGTACTTTAGCGATGTTTGGCATACTCGTCGAGTTGTCAGTCAAATGATGGATATTTTGCGAGAGGAGCGTGAAAGCGATGACCATTAAAGATTTTGACACGAAAAAAGTCATTCTTGAAGACCAATACAAAAGCGATGAGTACGAGACGATGACTCTCTACTTTATCGCGCCAAAAGAATGGCTCGAAGGACTCTATCCTGATGCTGTTCACACCGAAATCAGTGTTGAGTATCCGCTGAATTGCCCCGAAGCTTATGCGGCAACCGTAATGGTATCTCCGACAAGAGATCTTGGAGAGGATGGATATGAGGACTATGACTGGAGTGACCTTGAGCTGTCCCTTTCAGATATTGAAGCGTTAATCGGGATGGCTAAGTCATGAGTATCAGTCTGTACGATCATCAGCGCAGCGCCCTTGAAAAAATGAAGAACGGTTGCATTCTATGCGGCGGGGTCGGTTCAGGTAAATCCAGAACTGCTCTCGCCTATTACTATCTTCAGCAAGGCGGAAATCTTGACATTCCTGATGCGCCGATGAAAAATCCGCTTGATATTTACATCATCACAACTGCACGCAAGCGCGATACCTGTGAATGGGAGGACGAGTTGGCTCCATTCCTGCTCTCCACCCATGAGGACTGCAATTACTACAAGAACAAGGTCGTCATCGACTCGTGGAACAACATCAGCAAGTACAAAGATGTAAAAAATAGTTTCTTTATATTTGACGAGCAGCGTGTCGTCGGCTACGGGGCTTGGACAAAAGCATTCCTGAAAATCGCGAAGGTGAACAAATGGATCTTGCTCTCAGCTACCCCTGGGGATACCTGGCAGGATTATATCCCCGTCTTCATCGCAAATGGGTTCTACCGGAACAAGACCGATTTCATCGACCAGCATGTGGTTTATGACTGGAGGTCGAAGTATCCAAAGGTTGACCGATACCTCAACACCGGACGGCTGATCCGTCTGCGCAATCGCATTCTTGTGACGATGGAGTTCGAGCGGCACACCACATCGCATCATCAGGATGTGCCTGTTTCCTACAACATTCCGCTCTACAAAGATATTTCTCGAAACCGCTGGAACCCTTGGGAAGACCGTCCTATTGAAACGGCTTCTGAGCTTTGTATGAACTGGCGCCGCGTGGTGAATTCGGACGAGTCCCGCAGCGTGGCCGTGTTGGAGATCATGGAAGATCACCCTAAAGTCATCATCTTCTACAATTTCGACTACGAGCTTGATATTCTCAAAAATCTTGGTTACCCCGATGGGACTGAAGTCGCTGAATGGAACGGTCACAAGCATCAAGAGATCCCGACCGGCGACAAATGGGTCTATCTCGTGCAGTACACGGCCGGCTGCGAGGGCTGGAACTGCATTACCACTGATACGATCATCTTCTACTCGCAGAACTATTCCTATAAGGTCATGGTTCAGGCTTCCGGACGGATTGACCGTCTGACGACGCCATTCAGTGACCTTTATTACTTCCATCTAAAGAGCTTTTCCGGCATTGATCTGGCGATCAGCAAGGCACTCAAGGAGAAGAAGAACTTCAATGAGGGTCGCTTTGTTGGGTGGTCTACTGCGCCGATGCCGAAAGCTGCATGACATGAAAAGGAGAAATTATGAATAACGCAAAAATTATTGCTGTCGACTTCGATGGCACTTTGGTTGAAAACAAATGGCCTGAGATCGGTGCGCCGATTGAAAAAAACATCGCCAAGGTTAAGGCCGAACAGGAGGCTGGCGCCAAAATCATTCTTTGGACGAACCGCGTCGGCGAACCTTTGGAAAAGGCACTTTTGTTCTGCAAAGAGCATGGTATCCACCTCGATGCTGTCAATGAGAATCTGCCCGAAATCACAAAAGCATTTGGGACGGACTGCCGGAAAATCTTCGCCAACGAGTATTGGGACGATCGCGCAGTGCCTATGTCCGAGAAGGATATTGGAGAATTCTCCGATGGGTTCCATACCTTCAATTCCCTCTATCATCAGCGGCTCATCCTCTTCGCGGCCTTGGTGAACACTTTCCCGACGCTTGCTTGGAAATCCCACAAGCATTCGGATGGCGAGACTCCATTTGGAGGAGGCTGGTTCATCGTTGGCATTGACACGCCAAAGGGTCCCTATACCTATCATTACGAGGACAAGGACTGGGACCTGTTCCACTGCAAAGAGGTGGCCACTGCCCCTGAGTGGGACGGCCATACCGATAAGGATGTCGAGCGGGTACTGTCCCTTTCCGATAACGAGAGTGATTGGGCGGCTCGTGAAGTTGCTCTTGCTTCTCAGAAAGAACGCGAAAGTGCCGAAGATAAAGACGACTGGGATTACGGTGTTGCGTGCTATGAGAGTGCCCTCAGAGCGTATCGGTCTTTGGAACGCGACGGCCACTCCGGTATGAGCATTCAGATCACCAAGAGCATCCTGAACCGCCTCATCGACGGCAAATGCCTTACCCCCATTGAGGACGATCCTGATATTTGGACTAAGGTCGAGTTTGGTGAGAACGATCCTATCCAGCACTTCCAGTGCAAGCGCATGAGCAGCCTGTTTAAGGATGTCGCCGAGGACGGTACGGTCACTTACTCGGATGTCAACCGTGTTCAGCTCATCAACAAAGAAAGCCCTGATATTCCGTTCAGAAACGGCTTCGGTACTCGCCTTATCGACAAGATGTATCCGATCACGCTTCCGTACTTCCCGGCGGACAAGAAGTTCAAGATCATCGTCGAAGAGTTTCTGACCGATGAGAAAAATGGCGACTTCGATACCGTCGGCTATCTCCAGCTTATTCTTCCCAATGGCGAGGTCGTTGATCTGAATGGATATTTCAAAGATGGTCCGGACGGCATGGTTCGCATCGAGCAGGCTGAGTACGAAGAGAGAAAAGCTAACCGGATCGACAAGAAGTAACCACTGATATTTGAAAGGAGAAACCTAATGAAAAAAGATACCAAACTCATTCTCATTGTTCTCGCTGGCATTTTGGCGATTGTCCTTCTTTGCGTTTTTGCTGTGCAGGGCACTCAGAACAAGGCCTTTACCTTGGAAGAACAGGTCAATACCGCACAGTCTGATATTCGCGTTCAGGAAAAACGGCGAGTTGATTTAGTATACAACCTCGCCGACTGTGTCATGCAATATGATAAGCACGAGGCCGAAACTCTGACTGCCATTGTAGAGGGGCGCGGAAGTTCTGGAGATATTGAAAATGTTACAACGGCTATCACTGCTGTATCCGAGGCCTATCCAGAGCTCAAGGCAAACGAAAACTATAAGGAACTTATGAACGAGCTCTCCATCACCGAGAACCTGATTGCAGAATACCGCAGTAATTTCAACAAGCAGGTCAAGGAATACAATCGCTATGTACGCCAATTTCCTGCTCGTCTCTTTCTCGATATTCTCGGTTATGAAATGCAAACCTATGACTACCTCGACTACAATGCTCCCGTTGATGCTCCGCAGAACCTATTCGGAGATTGACTATGCGTAATTTTGAAATTACAAAAAGAGAAGTTCTGGCCAGTATCTCGATTATTGCCGTCATGATACTGGTCGGGATTCTTATTTCGGCAAAAATAACGGAACGTCAAATGGATAGAAATGAGGTCTATAACAAGGCGGTCAAAATTGATAATCAAGAGATGCTTTCCTATGGCATGAGAACAAACGTCGGGAACGCATTCGTCTACGGGACACTTCAAGCAGTTGACCCTGTTTCTTATCCAGAGATTGACGGCTCCTATATGTATGTTGAGAAAATCAAAAAGCGCTATACGATGCATACTCGCACAGTTGCACACACGGATGCAAACGGAAACACTACATATACCATCGAGACCTATTGGAGTTGGGATTATGCTGGAGAAGAGTCAAAAGCAGCATCGACTGTTTCTTTCTGTGAAGCTACTTTTCCAATCTCCAAATTTGAACTACCCGGAACGAGATACATTGACACCATATACGAATCCGGTCACGTTCGGTATGAATATTACGGTATCGGCATCACACATACAGGAACCATCTTTACAACCCTTTCTGACAACACTATCTCTGATAGCAGCCCATTCTATGAAGGTTTAACTATTGATGAGACTGTTGAAAGACTGGAAAAAGGCGTTAGCACTGTTGTGTTCTGGATATTTTGGATTATAGGAACCGGCGTAATAGTTTTCAAATTCTATGAACGAGAAAACGAATGGCTCGAATGAGAATCTATTTAGAAAGGAGAAAAAATATGGCAGGTATTGGTACAATTGTCAGTATTAGACGCAGCGACGAATATGGAGGTAAATACGCCGGAAAACTCGGCATAGTTAAGAAACTTGCAGATAATCGAGTCGGGGTTGAGTTCTCTGACCTTAAAAACCCTGCGAGCGGCTATGGACTCTTCTGGTTCAAGAAAGAAAATGTAAAACCTTCGTTCTTTGATACACCGAAACATAACGATGCAATCATGCCCGCGGCTCTTGCTAAGGCTTTCCTCAACTTTACTTTCGGAGCCACCAGGGCATCACTCGGCGTAAAGCAGGTCATTTTCAGTGGTCCTAAAACGATCGTGTTATGGCTCGACGGAACAAAGACTATCGTTTCTTGCGGCGAGGGTGATGACAATGATCCCTATGCCGGGTTCTGTGCTGCCGTTACGAAGCGAGTCTTTGGCTCCACTTCTCAGGCAAAGAAGGTCTTGGCAAGAACGAGAAAGGAGACTTCCAAATGAGCACCATTTATATCGGCGAACGGCAAAGCGGCAAAACAACTATGCTCATCGAAATGTCTGAAAAGACCGGCGCCACCATCGTTGTGGCTACCTATCCGATGGCCAATTACATTCAGTTGCTCGCTGCTCAGATGGGTAAGAAAATTCCTGTTCCCATCACGGTGACGAACTATATCCGTCTTCTCGCAAGCGGCGGCCTTGGTAAGAGCGAGAAGTATCTCGTAGACGAGCTTCAGATGATGCTCTCTGCTATGAATGTCGAAGCTGCTACGGTTGACTGCGACTGCATTGAGGTTCTTCGCGGCCAACAGAAAGAAGGTTTGTAATGGCCCGGCTTAAAATGGTTGAGTTCCCAACACGCCTTTGTGAAGTCAAAGGTGAACTCGGATATTTTCATCTTTGGGAGCAGTGGAGTAATGTTGTTGGCACCAGTCTGCTTCGTGGTAGACACCCTGTTGGGCAGGTCTATGGCATTGTTGAATTCAAAGATGGTGTTCACCGTGTTGACCCTGTTTCTATCAAGTTCTGCGATGAGGAGAACGCCAATCTCTGTGCACTTGTAAAGCACAACGAGGCGTTAAGGAAAGGAGAAGCAAATGCTGAAGATTGAAAACACCGAGGTTATGGGCTGGGAGCACGCCATTCGTGGTATGCGAAATCCTAAAAACTCGTGGGCGAAGAGCGATAGCGGGCGTTGTCATAAAGATTTGGTAAGAGATTGTGTGACTTGCGTTCATCATAATAGCGGTTATGCAGCGTGTGCCTCTGGCGGTTTTGATGTTGGACAAAATGATTTCGACCTCATGACCAGTCTCCGCAACGCAGGCACTGACCATCGCAAGTTCATGCGGATGATTACTGTATATCTTGATATTACCGCCCCGCTGTACTGGTGGAAGGAGTTCGATACATACAAGGTCGGAACGGTAGCAAATTCCTGCTCTACGATGCATAAGATCGCGGATAAGGAGTTCACCTTGAAGGATTTTAGTTGTGAGCATTTGGAAGGCAGGGCGTTAAATACTCTTGAAGATATGGTGGATGAATTGAATTATTGGCGAGATTATTATTTAGCCATAAAAAAACAGAATGTTGTTGGAGCAGATAAAAAAGCGAAAGAACTTTGGTGGCAGATGATCCAGCTTCTCCCCAGTTCTTACAACCAGAAGCGAACGGTCATGCTGAACTACGAGGTTCTGTCGAACATGTATAAGTCTCGCCGCAATCATAAGCTGGATGAATGGCATACCTTCTGTGACTGGATCGAAAGTCTTCCGTACTCTACACTGATTACGGGTGGTGTAGTCGATGAATAAGGAGCAGCAGTGGATCAAAAAGCATCCAGTAATGTGGTTTCTGCTTCAGAAAATTAGCGACTTTCTGTGGTTCTTTGCCAAATTCTCTATCTGTATGATTTTGTGGTACATCATCCACGGGTGAACGTCGATTGACACCACTCCGGCTGTTATGATACAATCATAAAAAAGAAATCATGCGCACAAAGAACAAAGCCTATTATGGAAGGAGGTTGTTAGGCTATGGCTGAACGCAACGATTCTCACCTTCTGGATGGTGGTGATTCTGTGGGTATGACAGATAACCAGTACAAGGGTATGCTGCTTGACCAGTTAGAAGACTGGCAGGAAATCCTTGACCTGGCAATCGCAGCCGGGAACACCGAGATTCAGAAAAAGGCTGAGAAGCAAATCGCGAAGATCAACGAAAAACTGAAATTCTAATCTCTACCCAGAGGGAAGGGCTTGTGGAAACACAGGCTCTTCTCTTTTTATATTTTTCAGGAGTGTGAACATTATGACGCCTAATGAGTACCAGAAAGAGGCACTTCGGACCGCATCCGGAATGTCTAAGGAATACCCTCGTATTCTCAATGGCCTGATGGGTCTGAACGGCGAAGCCGGAGAGTGCATTGATATTCTCAAAAAGCATCTTTACCAGGGCCACGATTTCGATAGCGAACACATGGCAAAAGAACTTGGCGATGTCGCATGGTATCTGGCCATCAGCGCAGAAGCTATCGGCTATGATTTGGAGACGATCTTCCAGATGAACATTGATAAGCTCCGCGTCCGCTATCCCGATGGCTTTGATGCCGACCATAGTCTGCATCGCAGAGCAAATGATATTTGAAAGGAGCTTGTGAAAATGGATGAGAAAAAAATCCACTCAATCATTGATGAAGCAATGGCAGCTCGTGACCGATCTGTGTCCATTTATATTTCGCCTGATGGCGGTGTTTCTGTTTCGGTCTTCCCGTGGCCGGACGAGGAGACACTCCGCAACATGAGAGCCAGCGGGCTGATCTCTCACAATGACTACCGGACACGACTTGGCCTATCCCCTATGAAAGACTAAGGAGGAGCACAATGAACGAAAAAGTTCTGAGACATAAGGAAATCTGCGATGGGCTGAATGAGCTCTACGCACGCAAAAACCATGACTATGGCGACAGCTTCCATACCACTTTCGTCGAGGAAGGTCTCGCTATGGCCCGTATCCGTTTGGGGGATAAGTTCTCCCGCTTCAAGACCCTGTCCCGCCTTTCCTGCAATGACCGCGACCAGCAGCAAGTTACGGATGAGTCCATTCGTGATACGCTGCTTGATCTCGCAAACTATGCCATCATGACTGTGTTGGAGATGGATACACCGGATGAGAGTCATGCGACTCTGTACGCTTATGACAAGCCTATCTATACTGTTGGGGAGGATAAGCAAAATGAAAGCTAAGAGAGCGCTTTGTATGATTGCGGCGATCCTCCTCGTTGTCGCCATGATGCTGATGTTCCTGACGGGTTGTAACAGACAAGTCATCGACACGACATTCAGCTATGACAATGCTATCCTGGCGCTTCCCGATGGTTCAGTCATCAGCGGGAAAATTGAAAGCTGGAAAGATTATGATGACGGCGATCAGATTCAGGTAAAAATTGATGGAACTACATATCTGGTTCATTCCGTCAACATCGTACTGATAAAGGAGTAATGATTATGTGGAAGCGCGAACTGATCCGCAACAAGATCTATGCGGCATTGATGGTGCTGGCATCTTTGCCGGTTGTTATTTTGGAGAGGGATGGTACAGTCCTTCTCCTTTCTCTTTTCTTCGGAGTTCCGATGTTCTTCGCAAAAGAAAACTTGATCATGGGAGGACCCGTTCATGAAAGTAAAGAAAGCCGGAAAAAGAGTGTTCGGAGCCGTAATGTCTGCTGCCGAGAAAAAGGCTATGGACATGGAGATACAGCGACAGCTCGCAGAGTACGATCGAAAGCATATCCGAGAGATCGACGCTCTGGTTCTGTGGGAGCTGCGTGAACAGCTCGGCTTCGGCAATAAGAGGCTTAAAAAATTCTATGACAACTTCTCCCGCGGCATCGAGGCTTTGATCCGTCGTTATGAGATGGAACAGGGCGATGATGTCTGGCTCTGTACCTACAAGCTGAAAGAGATCGGCTGTGATCTTGAAAAATGGGAGAAAGAAAGAGGTGACCAATGAGCGACCGAAAAAACTCGGAGGGCTACTCAGATCCGACAGCCTACCAGGCCATGATGAACCTTGAAATCGAGGAGCTTCGCTTTAAGAAGTTGCTCAGGTCTATCAAGGATGTGTGTGACTTGGCGGACTTCGAGATCGAAGGTCGTGTCGTTCTGATCGACAAGCGGTCCGGACGGATATGGAGGTAGAAAAATGTTTTCTTTTGATGAGTTCGAGGATATGTGTGAAAAATTAGCGGAGGCATGGCAACAGATCCTCATGCCATTCGAGAAACTTTCAGAAGTTCTTGAGGCAATCTACAATGATCCAGCACTCTGGCCCAAACGCAATGGCGTTACGCCGAAAAAGTACGGCCTGTCTCTTCAGAAAAAGCATTTGCACAAACCGTTAACACCATATCAGTATATTCCAATAACTCCGAAGAATCTCCCCTATATGAGGAGAACATTTTAGCAAAACTGCGTGAATTTGCCCCGGTTCTGTCTAATCTAAGATAGAATTCGGGGCTCTTTCATGCGCAAAAATCGTGGCCACTTTTATTTTGAAAAACGGGCTTCTGCCCACTTTCTTTTCAGAAACTTGATATATTTGGGCGAGTTGAGAGACTTGTAGAGACGGTTCTGGCCAAAAAAAGTGGGTTTTTGCCCGGTTTTATTTGAAAAGTGGGCGGGCTGAAACCGTTGGTACACAAGGCTTTGCGGGCTTTCTGCCCACTTTCCCACTTTTTTCTTTAATTAGTGTGAAGAAAAAATGTAAAAAATATATATAAGTGACGAGAAAAAGTGGGTTTTTGGCCAAAGCCTGATTTTTCCTCAAAAACTCTGACTTTCTTTTCGTGTGCGAGTGTGATATACTAAGCTTGCGACACAATTAAATCTTCTTATCCGCTTCACTATGGGAGAATTACTTGGCAACAAGTGTTTCTCTCTTAACTCGTTATACCCATAGTGGTGGTAAGAGGATTGTGTCGCAGCAATGAGAGATGCGCTTTTGCAGGGTGCGTCTCTTCGTTGGGGCGCACCTTTTTTATTTGCACTCTTACGAGGGGAGGACGGAGCGTGGCACGGCCTTACACTGAACAGCAAGTTCTCAAGAAACTGGATATTCCAGATTTCAGACATTTGACAAAAGAAAAAGTCATTGCTTTTGCGACAATGGTTCCGAAGATGAACCCCGAAGTTGCAAAGAAAGCTCTGGAGCAATTTCCGAATTTCGCTTCGACTTCACTTGATGTTTTGAAAGAGTACCGCAGCGTCATCCAGGAAGCGATGGAAGACGATCGAGAGAGTATGCGCAGTTGTTACGATATGTATAATCGCGTGATGGATTCTCTTGAAAAAATACTTGACAACGACGACCTGACATTTGAGCAGAAGACTTATATTCTTGACCAGATGCAGGAAGTTGCCGCAGCGGTAGCGGATAAGGACTCTGAAAAATCGAGGAACCGTTTGAAGCTCATTGGGATTATCGGCGGCGTAGCTGCTACTATTGTCGCGGCTTTGGCTTCGAGTCTTGGAGGTAACATCGCACTGAAAGAAAGCAACGACATTGATGATGACAACATAACGGATTTATGAGAAAGGATGGACAGCATGAGTAAAGGTAACGGAAAGCGTAGCACTGGCGGATTGATTCTCGATGTGATACTCACTTTCTGCACAGGAGGTCTGTGGCTGATTTGGATACTCATTCGGTATCTGCGAAATAATAGCTGACCCCTCTGGATATTTGACCGAGATGCTTGAAAAGGTGTCTCGGCTTTTTTATGCCCTTTTTGGCTTCCGCAGAAAAAACAGGGTCTTTTATGGAGAAGAGAGAGATGTGTTACACATTTCCCTCTCTCCATTTTATTTTTTGTCGAAAGGAGGTCATTTCGTGGCCAGAAGTTCCAGACTTGAGAGCGGATTTCAAGACCGTTTAATCGAGTCGTTGAAAGCGTTGTTCCCTGGATGCATGGTTTTCAAGATGGACCAAATTCAGGGGCTCCCCGATCTGTTGATCCTTTATGGCGAGAAGTGGGCCTCCCTCGAATGCAAGAGGTCTGCGACAGCTAAGAAGCGCCCAAATCAGGACTACTATGTCGAGAAGATGAACGATATGTCATTCTCTCGCTTTGTGTGTCCGGAAAATAAAGAGGAGGTATTGAATGAACTTCAACAGGCATTCCAACCTTGAAGGTCAGCACGCCTTCCTTGGTGCAAGTAAGTATCACTGGATCAATTACACCGACGATAAAATCGCGGACTCCTATGTGAGATTTCTGGCAACACAGAAAGGAACTGTTCTTCACGCATTCGCCGCTCAGTGTATTCTTTTGGGGCAGAAACTTCCTAAGTCTCAGAAGACTCTGAACATGTATGTGAATGACGCTATCGGTTATAAGATGACGCCGGAACAGATCCTCTACTATTCCCCGAACTGTTTCGGAACAACCGACGCAATTTGTTTCCGAAATAATTTTCTTCGCATCCATGATTTGAAGACCGGAGAAATTGATGCTCATATTGAACAGTTGGAGGTCTATGCCGCTCTGTTTTGTTTGGAGTATCATATTCGTCCAGCCGACATTGAGATGGAACTGCGTATCTACCAGCACGACCAAATTCTGTACCATAAGCCGACTGTTGAGGATATTTTGCCGATCATGGACAGGATCATCACAGCCGATAAGGTCATCAACAAAATTAGAGAAGAGGAGGGTTAAGCTATGGACCTCGTAGAGGAAGATATTCTGATGCACTATGGCGTCAAACGGCGCTCTGGGCGCTATCCGTGGGGTTCAGGTGATAACCCTTACCAACATGGCGGCGACTTTCTTGCTCGCGTTGAAGAGCTTCAGCGGCTCGGCAAAACTGAAAAACAGATTGCTGATGAACTTCATCTTTCGACGACTGATTTGCGGATGCAAGTTCGCGTCGCAAAGCATGAACGCCGCGCTCTTCAGGCAGATCGTGCCCGTTCTTTGCGGGAAGACGGTAAGACGCTGGATGAGATCGCCTCAATTCTCGGTTATGCGAATGACTCTTCTGTTCGCGCACTGCTGAATGAGAATACGGCAGCCAATAAGAATAAGGCACAAGCCACGGCAGAGATTCTGAAGAAAGAGCTTGCGGAAAAAGGAGCCATTGATGTAGGCACCGGCGTTGAGCGGCAGCTTGGCGTTTCTACCGGTGTTCTTCAAGAGGCTCTTTTCATTTTGGAAACCGAGGGCTATAACCGCTATGGCGTCGGCGTTCCCCAGGTAAACGACCCGAAGAAACGCACAATCACCCCCGTTATTTCCGTTCCTGAGATTGACCAGAGAGAGGTTTATCAGAACCTTGATTTGGTGAAGTCTGTTGGCGACTACCATTCTACTGATGGTGGCGAGTCTTGGGACAAGCGTGAGTATCCGGCGAGCATTGATTCCAGCCGTGTGAAGATCCTTTATGGCGATGAGGGTGGCGCACTGAAAGACGGTGTTATTGAGATCCGTCGCGGCGTTGCTGACCTTGATTTGGGAGATTCTCACTATGCTCAGGTTCGTATCCTTGTGGATGGTACTCATTACCTCAAAGGAATGGCGATGTATTCTGACGATATGCCCGATGGCGCAGACATTGTCTTTAACACCAACAAGCATACCGGAACACCTAAGATGGATGTTCTGAAGAAAATTCAGGATGATCCCGACAACCCTTTTGGGGCCTTGATTAAGGCTAATGGCCAGAGTCACTATATCGACGCCGACGGCAATGAGAAGCTTTCTGCGATCAACAAGCTGAAAGAAGAGGGCGACTGGGACAAGATGAGTAAAAATCTTTCTTCCCAGTTCCTTTCCAAGCAGCCCATCCAGCTTATCAAGAAGCAGTTGGATTTGACTTACGCTGATGCTGCTGACGAGTTCTCTGAGATCTGTTCTTTGAACAATCCCACCGTAAAGCGGAAGCTCCTGTTAGACTTTGCGGATGAGTGCGACTCGGCTGCTGTCCATCTGAAAGCGGCTGCTCTCCCTCGTCAGAGCACGCAGGTCATACTACCGCTCAATGCGATGAAAGAGACCGAGATCTTTGCCCCGAACTATCGTGATGGCGAAAAGGTCGTGCTAATTCGCTATCCGCATGGTGGTACCTTTGAGATCCCTGAGCTTACGGTCAATAACAAAAACCCGACTGCCGTTTCCGTTCTCGGAAAGAACATTCGGGATGCTGTGGGCATCAACCCTAAGGTTGCAGAGCGTCTTTCTGGTGCTGACTTTGATGGTGACCAGGTCGTTGTCATTCCGACCGGTGGGAGGGTGAAAATCCAATCTACCCCCGCCCTTAAGGATTTGAAAGACTTCGATCCTAAGACTGATTACTCGACTGAGGGCAAGACTGGCGTTCGGCTCCTTGCAAAGGGTGCTGCTACACAGAGACAGATGGGTGAGATTTCAAATCTCATTACTGACATGACTCTGAAAGGCGCTACTGAGCCTGAGATTGCAAGAGCGGTCAAACACAGCATGGTTGTCATTGATGCGGCCAAGCACAAGCTCGACTACCGGCAGTCTGAGAAAGACAATGGTATCGCCGAGCTCAAGAAGAAGTATCAAGGCTTTGACGACGAGACTGGTCACCATGGCGGCGCCTCTACCCTCTTATCCCGTAGAAAGCAGGATGTTGAGGTACCGGAGCGTCAGGGCAGCGGTGTCATTGATCCTCTGACAGGAAAAGTCGTTTACAAGGAGTCAGGCAGAACTTATGTGGACCCCCGTACCGGAAAGACGGTAGCGGCAACCACTAAAGTTAAACGCATCCTCGCAGTTGATGATGTTCGTTCGATGTCTTCTGGAACGCTTCAGGAAGAGGCCTATGCCGACTATGCCAACAAGATGAAAGACCTTGCCAATAAGGCCCGTCTTGAATACAAGGCTACCCCTACTCTGAAGCGCTCTGCCAGTGCGGCCAAGGCCTTTGAACCCGAAGTGAACCGCCTTATGGCTGCTCTCAAGGTCGCGCAGTTGAATGCTCCTCTTGAACGAGAAGCTCAACGAATTGCAAATGCTCGTGTAAAAGCAAAGGTTCAGGCAAACAACATTACTGACAAAGATGAGATTTCCAAGATCCGTCGTGCTGCCATCAGTGATGCCAGAAATTCTACTGGCGCAAGCGGAAAGCGAACTCGCATTACAATCAGCGATGGCGAATGGACTGCAATTCAGTCTGGTGCAATTTCAGACACAACCTTGAGCGAGATCTTGCGCTATGCCGAACCGAAAACCGTTAGAGAACGAGCAACGCCGAGAAGAACAACGCAGTTGTCCGATGCTCGCATTAGCAGAATCAAAGCAATGGCGAATTCTGGCCACACAAATGCTGAAATCGCTGAAGCTTTGGGAATTTCGACTTCTGCTGTTTCCAAGTATCTGAATTCATGAAAGGAAGTGAGAGAAAATGGCTCAATCATGCGCGCTGACTACGACAGATAATCCGTATGATCCCTTTACCCAGTACGATGCTTGGTATCGCTTTGATGAAGGCAAAGGCTATCACTCTTGCGCCTACCTGGCCCGTATAGCCAGGACTTCCGATCAGCTTTCAGATGCTGAAAACGAACAGGAACTTGAGCGTGCCATCGACGACATCATCAAATACGATCCCCTTGGGATCTACAAAAAAGTAAAAGCAGACACAAAGGATTCGCCTCCTGTGAGTGCATAAAGGCTTTAGCAGTCTCTTTCGCTCAAATCGGGAGGTTTTATCTTTGGCTCTGCTTTTGCAACACGATAAGTTTTAACTCCAAGTCACCTTTTGCTTAGTGAGAATACCTTGCTTTCCAAAAGGTATAGGGGGGTCGCAAAAACAGCACCCCCTCTGCATCGCGACGGTCTTTGAAAATTCTCCGGGGGATATTTTTGAAAAATGTTTTTCGGGGTTGGGGAAGCCGGCGGGAGTTTTGGGCGACGAGACAGGGTTTGAACGGGCCCACAGGGCTGATATTTCACCTCCTGATGTGTTCTTCTTTCCATGGAATCGCCACGACCGGGTCATGCAAGTGCTTTCTCTACCTCCATCTTTCATTTGGGGATTTCTCCTTTCAACTTGTTCAGCCAGTCAGTTCTGTGGGTTCTTTCAAGCCCTGTCTCAAAGTCCAAATAAGTAATACAAAACACAGTGCATACCATGATCAAACACAGCGAGAGGAGGTGGCAAGGATGGCAAAGGCCGCAAGATCATCTGAGAAAGTACCTAAATCCCGTGCGGCTCTTACTCCTGAAGCAAGAGAGAAGCAACTGATCGCCTTAGCCATTGATGTTGCCGAAGAGCAGATGCGCAACGGCACTGCTTCCTCTCAGGTGATTTCCCATTTTCTGAAACTCGGCTCCACCAGAGCCCAGATCGAAAAAGAATTGCTTGAGAAGCAGAGGGATCTTGCCGCGGCAAAGGCCGAAGCAATCGAGTCCTCCGCCAAGATGGAGGATCTGTACCTCAAGGCGGCCAAGGCTATGAAGAGCTATCAGGGGCAGGAGGACGAAGAGGATGAATATTAAAAGCTATTCAGAGCTTGTTCTTCTTCCAACCTTTGAAGATCGCTTTGAGTATCTTCGGCTTGACGGCATCGTCGGCGAAACGACTTTCGGCTTCGACCGTTATATGAACCAGGTCTTTTACAGGTCGCTGGAATGGAAGAAGATCCGAGACGCGGTGATTACAAGAGATCTTGGCTGCGACCTTGGCATCGAAGGTCATGAGATATTTGGTCGAGTCATCATTCACCATCTGAACCCGATTCGGCAGAGAGATCTTCTGGAACGGACAGACATTCTACTCGACCCTGAGTATCTCATCACAACGACCCATGAGACGCATCAGGCAATTCACTACGGTGACAAAAATCTGTTGCTCACCGAACCACCTAAGCGGACAAGGAATGATACCTGTCCCTGGAAACATTAAACCAAAGGAGGAACCGACTATGCAGAATAATCCTCGCAAGCAGGACATCATTCAGGAGCTTCGCGGTAAGCGTCAGGATGTGACGGAACTCTGCACTGAGGCAGAAGCGGTCAATGAGCCGCATACTGGCTCCGGCATTGTTACGGACTGTCTCTATCTGAATGTGCGTAAGCTGCCTGATATCAACGCAGATGTTGCGGTCGTCATTGACGCGCTGACACAGGTCTGCGTTGACTTGGATGCGTCCACGGAAGACTTTTACAAAGTTCGCACTTCTGATGGGGTCGAGGGCTTTTGTATGAGAAAGTACATTGCCCTTTCCAAGTAAGGAGTGCATCTATGGATACGACTGAAAGCATCCTGACATCGGTGAAAAAGCTTCTCGGAATTGACGAGAGTTACACTCACTTTGATGCTGACCTTATCATGCACATCAACTCTGTCTTTTCCATTCTTGGACAGATGGGAGTTGGCCCGAAGAAAGGCTTTGCCATTTCAGGGGCTGATGAAAAGTGGTCTGACTTTCTGGAGGATGACCCTGGTCGGCTTGCCCTTGTAAAATCTTATATGCACCTTAAAGTTCGGCTGCTTTTCGACCTGCCTACCGCTTCCTCTGCTGTTGACGCGATGAACCGTCAAATCAGCGAGTTTGAGTGGCGGCTTTTCGTGGCGGCCGATAATGCTGCAAGAGAGGAGGAAAGTCAAAATGGATGAACTTTGCCACTATGGTATCAAAGGCCAGAAATGGGGCGTTCGCCGTTTCCAGAATTCAGACGGCAGTTACACCTCTGAGGGAAAACGCCGCGCTCAGCAGCAGGAGAAGAAAGATCCTGTGAAAGAGATGAAAGATGAAGACCTTAGAAAGGCAATCAATCGGTTATCTCTGGAAAACAAATATAAGGATCTGACTAAAAAGCCGACCCCGCCCTCCAAGCTTGAGTCGACCAAGAAAGCTGTGGATGCCACTTCCGAACTTGTCAATCGGGCGAAGAAGATGGATCAGGACAGCCGCAATGCTACGAAGAAAGAGCGGATGGACCTGAGCAAGAAGACCGACAAGGAGCTTCGCGACCAGATCAACCGCGAGCTTTTGGAACGGCAGTACAACGATCTGTTTGCCAAGGAGTCGGTGTCTAAAGGCCGCCGCTATCTTTCCGATGTGCTTGACAACGCTGGAACGGTTTTGGCTGTCGGCAGCTCGGCTCTGAGCATTGCTCTCGCAATTCAGCAGTTGCAGAAGAAGGCGGGGTAATACTGAATGGCCCTGTCGAATACTGCTGTTCCCCGGTATTACGGAAAGTTTCGTGAAGCGGTGATTCGGGGTGAGATCCCTGTCTGCAAAGAGATTTCGATGGAGATGAACCGGATCGACGATCTGATCGCAAATCCAGGAATCTATTACGATGATAAAGCCGTTGAGGGCTGGATCAAGTATTGCGAGGCAGAGATGACCCTGACGGATGGTTCCGATCTTCACCTCCTTGACAGCTTCAAGCTGTGGGGCGAGCAGGTATTCGGCTGGTATTACTTTGTGGAGCGCACGGTCTATGAGCCGAACGCGGACGGACGAGGCGGGCACTATGTCAAGAAGATGATCAAGAAGCGGCTTGTGAACAAGCAATACCTGATCGTCGGACGAGGCGCCGCTAAGTCGATCTATGACTCGTGCATCCAATCATTCTTTGAGAATGTGGACACAAGTACGACCCATCAGATCACGACGGCTCCGACCATGAAGCTTGCCGAAGAGGTCATGTCACCGATCCGCACCGCCATCACAAGAGCCCGCGGCCCCGTATTCCAATTTCTGACCCAAGGCTCACTTCAGAACACGACCGGTTCGCAGGCCAATCGCGTCAAGTTGGCCTCGACAAAGAAAGGAATTGAGAACTTTCTGACCGGCTCTCTCATTGAGATCCGCCCTATGTCGATCAACAAGCTGCAAGGTCTTCGATGCAAGATCGCAACCGTAGACGAGTGGCTCTCCGGCGACATTCGCGAGGATGTTATCGGCGCTATCGAGCAGGGCGCTTCCAAGGTGGACGACTATCTGATCGTGGCCACCAGTTCGGAGGGTACTGTTCGTAATGGCGCCGGCGACACCATCAAAATGGAGCTTATGAGCATTCTCAAGGGGGATTATCCAAATCCGCATGTTTCGATCTGGTGGTACAAGCTTGACTCTGTCGACGAGGTCGGCTATCCGGAGATGTGGATGAAGGCGAACCCGAACATCGGAAAGACGGTAAGTTACGAGACTTATCAGCTTGATGTGGAACGCGCCGAGAAAGCACCTGCCGCAAGGAATGATATTCTTGCCAAACGTTTCGGACTGCCGATGGAGGGTTATACCTATTACTTCACCTACGAAGAGACGCTGCCGCATCGTAAACGCGATTACTGGCAGATGGCCTGCGCGCTGGGCGGAGACCTTTCTCAGGGTGACGACTTCTGTTCGTTCACATTTTTGTTCCCGTTGCGTAACGGTTCCTTTGGTGTGAAGACCAGAAACTACATTACTTCCAGAACGCTGAATAAGCTGCCCGCTGCTATGCGTAATAAGTACGAGCAGTTTATGGATGAGGGCAGTCTTGTCGTTTTGGATGGAACGGTTCTGGACCCTATGCAGGTCTATGAGGACTTGGACGAGTACATCGTTGCGTGTGGGTATGATGTCCGCTGCTTTGGCTATGACCCATACAACGCCAAGGAGTTTGTGGAACGCTGGGCGGCTGAGAACGGCCCGTTCGGCATTGAGAAAGTCATTCAGGGCGCGAAGACGGAGTCCGTTCCATTGGGTGAGCTGAAGAAGCTGGCCGAAGACCGGATGCTCCTCTTTGACGAAGAGCTGATGACCTATGCCATGGGCAACTGCATCGCCATGGAAGATACCAACGGAAACCGGAAGCTGATGAAGAAGCGGTATGAGCAGAAGATCGACGCTGTGTCGGCTATGATGGATGCCTATATCGCTTACAAGCGGAATCCGGAAGCATTTGAATAAGAGAGGAGGATGTCATGGATTACCTTGACAAGCCTGACCCGCAAACTTTTATCGCTCACCATGGCATCAAAGGCCAGAAGTGGGGCGTTCGCCGTTTCCAGAATGCGGACGGTAGCTTGACAAAGGCTGGGAAAGAGCGATACAATGAACAAAACAGCTCCGATTCAAGTGATAACCACGAGAACCAAAAGTTTCATTTGACTGAAAAGCAGAAGAAATATTGCAAAACTGTTGCGATTGCCACAGGAGCCGCATTGGTCGCTTATGCTGGTTTTAAGCTTGCAGATAGTGGTGAATTGAATAGACTCTGCGAAAAAGCAAAAGAGTTGAGCCTTGGTGCTGACTATAAAAGCTTTTCAAGAAACGATTCTTTTACAGGTGAGATGAGCGTATCACAAGTAAAAGAGAGGTTCCTTAATCGCATTAACCCTGAGTATGGCAATTCTCTCGGAAGTTTCATGAATTGTAGGCGGTGTACTTTTGCCTATGAACTTTCAAGGCGTGGCTATGATGTGCAGGCGACTAAAACTCTTATTGGAACGGGTCAGGATGCAAACGGAATGAACCAAATGCTGTTTGTGCCACGATTCACGAAAAAAGAGTACAAGGAAGCTTGGAATGCATATACTCATGATTCTTCCATCTATGCCGCTAATAACTTTATAAAAAGGCTTACTGGTGGTTTTTCAGAGGACATACATCTTTCTAAGAAAAATGCCATCGGGGATGTGTATGACGCATTGAGCAAAATGCCTAATTCTGCAAGAGGCGAGTTATCCGTAACGTGGAAGGGGCATAATGGCGGTCATAGTCTTGCTTGGGAAGTCATCAATAACAAGCCTGTTATTTTTGATTTCCAGACCCATAAGGTATATGAGACGCCCGATAAGTTTTCTGAAATTGCCAACATGTTCGACGGACTTAGTACCGCTACATCATGCCGACTTGATGATAAGGACCTAAATCTCGATCTTCTTCGGCGATGGGTAAAGCACAGCTAAATTTCTGGAGGCCTAATGATGAAAGAGCAAAGGTTTGATAAACAACAGCTTAAGTCCGCAATCAAATTTAAGTCTACAAATATGCTTTTGGAAGAGTTTATTTCCGATTACTTCAAGCGACACCCAGAAGCAAAGCATACCAGTCAAGCTGAAAGAAGATTGAAACGAGAGTTCTATTTGTCTATACTGAAACGGAGCTTTCTACGCAAATCTTCAAGCAGTTTAGATAATTAAATCATTTACCATGTTCCGCAGACTTTGAACGGTCTGCGGAATTTTTTTATGCCATGAAGGAGGTGATGAGTTCCGAATGGAAATGACAGTTGCCACGCGGCTAAAGCACGCATGGAATACATTCATGAACCGAGATTCTTATGTTTCTCGGATGTCGATTGGGCCGAGTTACGGTTATCGCCCCGACCGTCCACTCTTCAGCCGTGGAAATGAGCGTTCGATCATTACCTCGGTCTATAACCGTATTGCGCTGGATGTCTCATCTATGACCGTTCAGCATGTGCGACTGGATGGCAGCGACCGATTCAAGGAGGTCATCGAGAGTGGGCTTAATAACTGTTTAACGGTAGAAGCCAATGTTGACCAGACCGGAAGGGCCTTTATGCAGGACATTGTTATGTCGATGCTGGACGAGGGCTGCGTTGCTATCATCCCTGTCGATACAAACTTTGATCCTGAGAAAACCGGTGGCATTGACATCGAGACGATGCGAACCGGCAAGATTCTTGAATGGTTCCCGCAGCATGTAAAGGTTCGCGTCTACAATGACCAGCGCGGTGAGAAAGAGGATATTCTTGTCCCCAAGAGTACCGTCGGCATTGTGGAGAATCCTTTCTATGCTGTCATGAATGAACCGAACTCTACGATGCAGCGGCTTATCCGAAAGCTGAACCTGCTGGACGCCATTGACGAGCAGAACAGTTCCGGAAAGCTGAACCTCATCATTCAGTTGCCGTATGTCATCAAGACAGAAGCACGTCGTCAACAGGCGGAATTGCGCCGACAAGATATCGAGAACCAGTTAGCCAGCTCCAAATACGGTGTTGCATACACTGACGGAACTGAGCATGTGGTCCAACTGAATCGCCCCGTCGAGAACAACCTGATGTCCCAGATCGAATACCTAACGAGTATGCTTTACAGCCAGTTAGGTTTGACTCAGGGCATTCTGGATGGCTCTGCCGACGACAAGACGATGCAGAACTACCTGACTCGAATCGTTGAGCCAATCCTCTCTGCCATTGTTGATGAGATCAAGAGGAAATTCCTCACTAAAACTGCTCGGTCGCAAAAGCAGTCCATCCTGTTCTTCCGAGATCCCTTCAAGCTGGTGCCTGTCGATAAGATCGCTGAGATGACTGACAAGTTCACCCGCAACGAGGTCATGACCTCGAATGAGATCCGGCAGAAGATTGGCATGAAGCCTTCTTCCGACCCAAAGGCGGACGAGCTGCGCAACAGCAATCTGAGCGCACCGGCGGAAAGCACGCCGGCATCAACACCGAAGGAGGACAACAATCAAAATGGAGAAGAAACTTAAGTACGACTTCAGCGGCTGGGCGACGCGCAATGACCTTGTGTGCAGTGATGGCCGCACCATTCGCCGTGATGCGTTTGCGCATTGCGACGGAAAGACCGTCCCCCTCGTATGGAATCACCAGCATGACGACCCGACCAATATTCTTGGCCATGCGCTGCTGGAAAACCGCGAGGATGGCGTTTACGCTTACTGCACATTCAACGAAACTGCTGCCGGTAAGGCTGCTAAGCTGATCGTGCAGCATGGAGATGTGGATTCCCTGTCTATCTATGCCAACGGCCTGAAGCAGCAGGGCGGAAATGTGATGCATGGTGACATCAAGGAGCTAAGCCTTGTGGTCGCCGGTGCAAATCCCGGAGCATTCATCGACTTTGTCGATCTTGCTCATGGAGAGGGCGCTGAGCAGGAAGTTATCTTCTGTGCCAACGAACCTATCACGCTCGCCCATGCAGATGAAGGCAAAGCTGATGACTCTGCCGATGACGGCAAGAAGTCCGCCGATGGCGACAAGAAAGACACCGGAGATGGCGACACCGTTGAAGATGTTATCAACAGCCTGACCGAAAAGCAGAAGACCGTTGTGGTTGCTCTGCTCGCCAATGCTATGGCCCACAGCGATTCTGACGACGATGATGGCGAAGAGAAGAAGGACGACGGCCACATCGAACATTCTGACAAATCCGAAGGAGGAGACAAGACTATGAAACACAATGTTTTCGAGAAGCCTGAGGACAATCAGGCGACCACCCTGAGCCATTCCGCTCAGACCGAGATCATCGCCAATGCCAAGCTCAATATCGGTGACGCTAATGGATTTGGCCTGGAATATATCTTCCGTGGTCCATGCCGCTG